GCTCAACAACAACTGGGCCTTGATTACCAAACTGATCAGGCTCATCATTGAGCGTAATAGTTATTGGTAAATACTTACCTTTCTTACCGACATAGATCTTGTCTTTCGGTATATCGTTGAGGTTGATACTCGTTTTAATAATACTTGCCATTTAGTAATTATTTATTTGGTGAAACATACGCTGCATCTGTGATTTAGTAGCGCCACTTGATCTACGCAGATTATCTACAGCTTTTACGTGGCTTTGATTTTTGTAAAAATTAGTTTCTGATGTTTTAATTCCTGAAACATCACAAATTCTAGTTTTAGTTCTAGGCATTGGTTTAAAGGGTTTTAGTTAATAAATGTTGCTTGTGATCAAAATTATCTGTTTGATAGAACAACTCGTATGCGTCACAAGCTCTACGCACTTTGTCTTCGCCTTTTGCATAAAAATCAGGCGAACAATCAAACAAACCTATTTGATGTGTTTCTTTGTCAATAACAATGAATAACATCTCGTAGCCAAATAGAGTGCTATAAATAAAGGCTTGACTGTCATAATTAAACTTATTAGCTGACCATTGAAAACGATCTATATCGCTAGTAGTTTTAAGGTCAATAACTAATTTTTCTTCATGATTAATTACATCAGCTTTACCTTTCCACATTTGACCGTGGATTTTTGCCACACGTGGCTCTTCGTACTCAACTTCATTAAGTACAGGTTTAATTAAGTCTCTGCAAACATCGTTTTCTAATATAGCTTCTGTCATTAGTTGGATTTTGTCGACCTCATGTTGTAGCAAGCAGATCTCTCCGTTTGATATTTCTTTGTAAGCTTTAGTATTACGTGTTGTAGCTTCTACTATTTTAAACCTATTGAGCTTATCAGGCTCAAGTATTGCAGTATGAAAATATCCACCAACTAAGAGTGCCGGGCTGCTAGGCTTAGGTTTGTGCAGATCTTTAGGATTTTTTAACAAAGTTGATATGTCAGAGTTGCTAAGGAACTGTTTGCCAAAGTCGCCATAGTAATGCTCGTCATCTCTTAGTTTTTCGTAGATTTCTTTCATTATGCTAATTGTTTAATTTGAGCGTCAGTTAATGTATACTTCTTTTTTATAGCTTCAACTGATCCGCCACCTTTTACAAACTCAATAGCTTTAGTCATTTGCTCTTTAGTTATTTTAGCTTTAGGCTTTGTTGTAACTTGAGCTGCTTTGCCATGATTGTTTGTAGCGTCAGCGTCTTCAGTATCATCAATTAAGAATAAATTACCAAGCGCATATTTTTTAGCGTATGTAGATGCTGCACCAAACTGTTGGGCAGTCTGCATACCTTTTTGCTGCATATCAACGCCGACTACTGCTGTAGCGTGTATAGCATTTTTGCCATCGCTAATCGTAGCGGTTGATTTAATCATTGGAACTGGATCTGTAGCGATTAGTTCTTCTGATACTGTTACATAAATATTGTGTTGTAATAAGAAAGGCTTTACACCTTCGAGAATGTCTTCAGCTTTACGGAAGTAATACTTACCAAAGCTATTATATGAAGACTTTTTTGCTTTTAACTTAGTCTGAACATCAGCTAATTTTTTAGTTAAATCTGTCATTGGTATATTGGTTTAGGTTATATATATAATTACGTATATTAAATAATTTTTAACGAGTAACTTACAGATAATCAACCACTTGCGAGTGTTTTACATTAGCTTTTAGCTTGTCAACAGCTTGCTTTTTTAACTGAGAAACTCTAACATAAGAGCTAATACCACCTATGTTTAAATACTTAGCTATTTGCTTAGCTGATTGTTTATTACAGCCAAGTCCATAACTTAGTCTTATTACATGATACTCTTTGTCAGTTAAATATTTTAACATTAAAGTGTTTAACTGTTGAAATAATATTTCTTTCTTCATAGGATTTTCGCTTTCGTCTTCATATTGTGGTAGCATATCATCTTCAACTTCTTGATCTATACTTTGAAACATTGAGTTGTAAAACATAGCTTGCTTTTCAGGATCATCTTCAAAGCCTTTACGTATGTCATTTAACTTATGCTCAGGTATACGCATTGGTGATCTATTAGCATCAGTACCACGACGTATTGCACCGCGTACGCGTTTAGCTAAATAAGATTTTATAGTCTTTTCAGGATCGCTAGATTCTAGTATTTGTTTCCACTGTATTTTGTCAACAGCTTGTATTAAACCTATTTTACCCATGCTCATTAAATCTTGTATATTCATTATTCCTGACGCTGAATCAGATGTAGAAAATTTACGAGCTATGTTTTCTACTAATGGTAGAAATTTTATTATTAGCTCGTCTCTAGTATACTCGTCCCAAAACTTACCTTCTGGTTGTGACGCTTTAATATCATCTTTATATCTTTTATAATTATAGTTATTATAGTTTTTCATAATTGTTGATTGAGTAATTCTTTTTCTTTTTTAAGATCGTTGCACATGTGTCTATGTATTGTGCGACTAGATACGTTCAGAAGCTCAGAGAGTTTGCGTATCGTTATCTTTTGTTTATTATCATGTATATCAACCATAACAGCATATATGTCGTCAGAACAAACCCTAGGGCTCTGACCTACTAGCTGACCTACAATAGATAATTTCATTTCTTTTGTTAACCCACTAAACGGTTTAAATATAACTTTGCGTAGTTTATTTTTAGGTGGACGATCAAGATCAGACATACTAACTGCATATATGACTTTTTCTAGCAAACGATCTGATACGTTAAAACTTACAAAGCCATTTGGCTTGTGTACTATATATTCTGCTAGTTGTACAAAGTCATCTTGATCAAGACTAGGATTTAGATACCATAATACAAGTAAATGCCATTTAAGAGATTTATACGTAGTAATTTTTGCAGACGATCTAAATAACTCATAACATTGATGAGTGCCGTTTTCAAAGTACATAAACTCTTTAGTGTCGATGTCAGGTTTATCTGTAGTAGGTAAACGCCTATATATCAACCGCTTATTATTTAGGTATGTTAGGTTTCTTTCGTGTGACATTAGCCTGTTATTATTTATATATTAGGGGCTGTTGTCACAGTCCCCTCTGGTTCCAATGTAGTTAATAAATGCTTAATACGTTTCTTTAGGTCGTTGCTCATATAATTTTTCGGTTTTTAGGTTTGCAATATCTTTTTTACCATGTATATAATAATTCCAATAAGCTTGTATGCTACAATCATCTTTATATTCATCTGGCATACACTGTGGCATCTTTGTTAGACCTGTTTCTAATATACCACCTGGTAGTTTAGATAATGGATCTTCACATTTAATTATAGTTAAATGCTTTTTACCATAACGTTTTTCATACTCTCTACCTAACTCCATCATGTGATAGTACAGCCACGCGTAGTTCTCGCCTGATTGCCTAGCCCATATACTAGACGGATGGTTTCTGTGTGCAGGTTTGTATGGTACGTCAGCATCGGCACCCATAATACAGTGGTGTGCAGTGCATAACATTTGAGCAGACTCAAGTATCATCTTAACCACATGCTTATTGTATTGGTATCTAGCGGCTTGCTCTGGATTTTGGTGTAGATAAAATATATTCATTATTCGTAACCTCCAACAATTTTTTCAAGTCTGTCTATATGTTTTTTAAGAATAGCACATTTTTCGTATTCTTCACGATCTTGATACAAAGCTGATAGTGTCATTAGCCTAGCTAACTCACCAACAGCGTGATCTTCTTCGCGATCAGCATAATAAACAGCTTGATCTCTTTCTTTTTCTAATCCATATATACGTTTTACCATTTGCTCTGCTAAACCGTCTATAAGCATTTTCATTTGTTCTTCTGTCATATTCTTTTTCATTAGTTGTACTTATCTATAAGATTACTTGGTCTTCCAACGAATATACATTCGCCAGTTTGGTCTTGAAAAGGTTTTACTTTAAATATACTTATAAATGTTTCCTTCATAGGATGCTGCCATATATAATATATATATTCTAAGTCATCGTGTCTAGTGTTTAATTCTTCTATTTCCCAGTCTTTAATTTTTTTGTATCTAGTAAATGACTCAGCTATTTCTACACCTAAACTTTCTGGATAACCGTCGAAGTGTACATAAAACTGTGCGTTAACAACTTTTGGGTGTGTGGCAAATGATTGCCCTGATTCGCGTGTAGCAAATCTAACTTGCGCTCTCGTACTCATAATATTTGTTTATTAGTTTATTAATAATTTCTCTTCCATTTGCTGTATGAAAACCATAGCTGTGCGTGTGTAACGCATCTATAGGTTTGTTTTCTAAAAGCAACTGCATAACTCTAAAAGAATCAAACTCTAGCTCACGAGATATATCGTTAATAGCTTTAGCTAATGATTCACAGTTATGTCTTGGTTCGCTGTTTAAATCGTCCTGAATGTATTCAAAAACGTCCATTGATCCTAACTCTATCATAGTTAATCTAATAATACGTAATACGCCTCTGGGTTATTTTTTCTGAACCATGTAAGACCTTTACGCATGTCATCAACTGTCTTTGGCGCATACATACCCATTTCCATAAGTTGATTAGCGCCCATGATAAAGTCATACATACTTAGCTCTTCAGCTGTAAGCTCGTAGCTTTGTCCGCTAAACGGGTTTGTAACCTCGCCGCCTTCGTTATATAGTTCTCCATTGAACCATTTTGGTAATTCTACTTTTGTCATAATTTTAATTTTAGTGAAATATTAGTCCTACTTTATTTGTTTTATTAAACCACTTTGTGGCCATTAAGTCAATATTAGAAGCATCAGTGTAACCAGCAGATATAAGCTCGTTATGGCTATGAAATATTCTGGTGTGTCTATCTTTATCTTCATTTATTAAATGTTTTTGTTTACCTGAATCGCTAAATATAACGTCGTAGTTAGCTGGCAGTGTCACACTTTTTAGCATTTCTACACAGTTAGTATAGCTGTAAAACCGTACGCTTGGGTTGTGTATAGCAACGGCAAGCCACTTGTCGAGATAAGCTCGAGAATAGTAGTCGCCGCTGTCATGAACCCTTACGTAATCAGGTTTCTTTTTAGCTATTTCGTGATTCATTTTATTAACAAAGTCATCTGTTTTACTGAGTTGGTATCGCTTCTCGAACGCTGGTTGTACATTTGACCATATATAAGCACCTTTTTTAGCGTAACAAAACTTGACGCACGCATCAGCAAACGGGCATGTCAACTTACCCGATGCTGATTTGTACGCCGGAATACCAAAATTAAATACTCGTAAACCTAGCGACTTGCTAGTCTTTTTTAACTTGGAGTTCTGTGTTAATAAATTCATTTTTCTTCTATTAAGAATTTAGTGCCAAACGCCCAGTCTTCAAACTTAAGAGTATGCAAAGGCGTGTCTGTAAAAGATACAAAGTCTCTGACTTGAGACACTGTTAAGCGTGACCATAGTTCATTATAGTATAATGACTTTTTAATAGACTCAATAGTAGCGGGATAGTCTTTTGCGTTATTTTCTAGTTTGTCTCTGTATTCTGGTTTTATACTGTTATACAATGTCTTCATATTAGTCTTGGTTTAATTGGTTATTATCTTCATCTGGACACTCAGCTTCAGCAAACAACTCTTCAACAACGTTGTATATTTCTTGGCCTAAGTCGTACGCATTGTCAAAACTAAAGGACTCAATAGCTATTCTGTTATCGTAGTCGATATGAAAGTCGTAGCTGTAGTTGTCAGTATCATCAAAATCAAACTGACCTACACCTTCTTCAATAGCATCACGTAGCTCATCGAACTGTAACGGCGTAAGCTTTGGCTTGTTTAAGTCTGCTAGTTGTTTTTTAAGTGTATCGATTTGACCTCGATACGCGTTTTGCTCTTGTGTTTTAGTGTCAAGAGCTGCTTGCAAAGCTTCTATCTTTGCTTCTAATTCTGTTTTAGTCATAATGGTTTAATTTAATTTGGTTTATAATAATATCTATTAGTAATTGTTTTTAATTCGTGTTGGCGTAAAACGTTGCGTACACCTTAGCACCTTTAACCTCTTTAATAAGTATTTGCTTATCAATAGGTTTTTGTTCTAATTTAATTTGTGCTTCTGACCTATACTTAGGATTTTTGCTGTTTAATTTTCTTTTTTTCATTAGTCTTCTAAATAATGGAATTTATGTAATTGTTCTACTACATGACCGAAAGCTTCTTTGTAGTCCATGTAGAACTCATCGCTATCATTATCGTCAAGTAGTTCATATAAAGCATCGTCTATAGTCTTTAATGCTCGTTCGTATACTTCGTCTATAACATCTTCTAGTCTAACTAGCTTACCGTTAAATCTTGTGTCTTTGTAAAATGCGCTCATGATAAATTGTATCTATGTCCGTTAACTATTACTTGTACTTCATCGCCAAATGGTAACCTGTTACTTGGCTGGTTGTTATAATCTCTTACGTATGCTTCACGCAAGCAGTCCATGACGTAATCACTCATTACATACGTAGTTTTTTGATAGTAGTTCTTGATAATAAACTTAGCTAAGTATATTATACGCTCTTCCCAACTGTGAATAAGTATACGTTCTTTACCTGTCATACCTGATTCGTATACTACTGGTTTAGTTTTATTAATTTGATAAGAACTTGATAAGCCTTCGGTAACATTACGCACATAACCTGTTTCATACGTAGCAAAACGTATAGGTTTAGGTTGTAGTGTTTGCCATACCTGGCTGATTGGTAATTCATATACTGTTGTACCGTTTTTACGTTGACGTAACGTAGAGACATTTTTGATACCTAGTATCTTAAAAATAGTCATTGCCTCGCGAGCTGATTTAATTTCTGTTGATAAGTAATCCATATTAGTCAAATATATCTAGTTTAGTTATTAATTCTTTTGTGTATTTAGCTACAAGCTTTTGTTTGTAGTTCATAGCTAATTCTAGTTCAAATTTTTTCTTCATAGCATAAGGCTCAACGTAAGACTTGTGATCACTTTTATCTTCAGGTTTTGCATTTTTATACTGATTGTAATGAGTAATATAATCATAAAAGTTTTGACTCGTACCTACATATTTATTTATTTCTTGATAAATATCAAATATTTCTTGTGCTTTTTCTTCTAAGTAATTGTCAGCTTTACGCTGTAATTGCTTTTCTATTTCATTAGTGTCTTTCATAATATTCAATTTTATTTAAGTTAATTCTTGAGTCAGCGTGAGACATCCACTCACAATCATCTAGTTTATGACCTTGATCTACCATAATATCTTCAAAGTCTTCTGTTTGTAGCTCTTTGTCAGTATCTATAATATACTGATATACTAAGCCGTCTTCAAAGTCTAATACTGTTAATGTATTCATAGTATTTAATTTAATAGTTAATAAAAACGAGGTGGCCAAGTGAGTACACACAGTCAGGCTGGGGCCTCACCTGTTAGTTCCATTTTACCGTGCAAGATGACTACCAGCGAACACTGACTTGTCTACACGTCTCACGCGCCACTCTCGTATGCTATTGTGCCCAAGGGTGGAGTCGAACCACCAATTATCCACGTTGCTCTGCACACGCAACAAGGCTCTATTTTTGTTCTGTTCCAAAGAGGTCCACTAAATCGCTCTATCCCCCTGAAGAACTTCCCACATTACCATAGATTTACTGTTCACCTTGTACTTGGGCTATATTTTATCTAAGACATGTACCGTAACCTTTACGTCTACTTGCCTTGTAAATAGCTGCAGATACTGACTGCGACACTATTTGTATTGTGTTACCTGTCTTGTGGTTAGTAATCGGAGCTGATGCTACACGCTCTACACCACTACAGCTTACACACGTTTTGTACCCGTATTTTTGTCTTACTGGGTGTACGGGCTCACCACATCTACAATAATTTGCCATAGTTAATAAGCTTTTGTCATATATAATATCTGACGGTGGTCGTTTTTTATTTGTGATGGTGCCACCACTCGAAAAACATGTATAGCAAAACTGCTACAAATATTAGTATAGTAGTTAGCACTCGTCTTGTCTTTTTATAGCGCAGAATAAATACCATACGCTAGTTAATACTAAAGCCCACTCAAACATTATCTAAATAAGTTAATTGCTATTAGTGATATAATACATAAGAACCCTAAGTACATTACTATATGTTCTACAACTTCAAAGAAGTCTGGTTTGTTACGGTATGCTTTCATAATATTATTTTAAAGTCATGGTTAATAATTCAAACTCATCTCTAGTAATTAAACCTTCTAGCAAAGCTATATAGTATTTAGTTACGTTTCTACCTGTTATTTTGTTAGTTACAATCATAGTTAATCTCCTAGTTCTATTAATTGGTTAATATAATCTTTTCTGTACTGCGCGTTATGTGGTGCGTTCTCGTTCCAGAATATACATCTGTCACTTGTTTTAGCAAACATTGCTTTAAGCTCATCTTGTATAAACTGATAGTGAGTTCTGCCTTGTTGCCACGCTCTGTGGTCATCACTCATGTTGTGAAAGTGGTCGTGTACTTGTATTTCCTGTGCTAATTCTTCTCTTGACATATTAGTATTTTTTACCGTTAATAATTCTGTGTGAGTTTACTCTTTGTTGTCTCACTTGTCTTTTTACTTTAATAGTTCTAAATGTTGACATATCTTACTTATTTATTCTGTTATATAATTCTTCTATTACAAAGGCAAACATTTCTTCTTTCTCATCAAAGAATTTATTGTCTGACTCTTCATAGTCTCCGTACTCGTACATGTAATCTACTAGTACTTCATCTATTTTATCTATTATAGTATCGACTGTTTCATCTACTACTTTATTTATAATTTTCTGAGGTGTTAATTTTGACATAGTATTATCTTCTTTGAGTATAGTTTAAATCTTTATTTAGTGTGTGCAAGTCAAAGTTGTGAGATTTGAGTGCATTGTAATTTATATAACAATAACCTTTGTGGTTAAACTGGTCAGACAGTGATATTTCTTCGTAATACTTAGGCAGTTGGTGTAACTGAAATGGTATATATTTAGTATTGTTGATAGTAATAATATTAGTTGACGAGTCGATTTTTAAAGTTCGCATAGTATATAATTTATTTGTTACAGTTATATTATCTGTAGGTGATTTAATTTAATTTGTGTTAGTATATTTCTTCTATTTGTAATTCAGAAGTAATACTGTTATTTGTTACATAGAAGCTCCACTCGTCTGTAAATTCTACTAATGGTATAGATATTTTGTTACTTGACATTAGAGTATCGCCTTGGTAGTTAACACCGTAGAATTTGTAGTCACAAGATATACTTTCTACTTGAGGCAAAGAACCTACATTTACTAAGTATATTTCTTCTGCCTGAGTATTAATTTTCAAGTGTGGATTAAGTGACGTTGGGTAATATACTTCCTCTTTAGTGCATGAGGTCATACCTAGTATGACACTCACACCTAATAATATTTTCTTCATGATTACTCAGTAATTTCAGATAAGTTACGAGCGAAGGCAGGCACCGCATTACTATTTGTATAGTTACCATATTGTTGGAAGCAAGGCATTGACTCAAATCTTTCTTGGAATGTAGAGTAGATTTCATCATGGTTATACTTGTAAGTTATACCTTTTTTGTTAGTAAAAGTGATTGTAGTATTAGTGCCAATTAGAGTTTTTCTAATAACAAATCTTTTAGTAGTTAAAGTGTTAGTTGACATAGTATTTAATTTAAGTTAATTATTTATTTTAGTTACAGTTTTAATATCTTTTAGTGAACTGTTTTATTTTGTGTAAAGTATATGTTTTGTTTAGTGAATAATTATAGTTGTAGAGTACTGCACTATTTCTCTTTGTTCACAAGTACAATTATAATTAGTACAAAGTGTGACACAAGGTAGTTAAGTAAAGTATAGTAGTAGGCTCTTGTCACTATTTTTTGACAGGTAATAGACCTTTTACTTTCATTACTTCATATTTTACTTTTAATGATTGAAATGTAGACATAGTATTATATTTTATTTGGTTACAGTTTTAATATCTGTAGGTGGACTAAATGAATTTGTGTTGGTGGCGAGTGCTATACACGTCGTGCTATACACGCCTTCGGCGTTGCCGCCTCAGCGCGTTGCATTTAGTAGAGATTATTTAGTCTCTACTTGGTGCTCTCTTGCCCATGTTGGTAAGTTGTTACTGTTAGTATAGTTACCGTACTTGTGCCAGCACTCCATGTTATTTAGTCTTTCTTGATTGACAGAGTATACTGCGTCGTGGTCGTAAGTATAAGTTTCATTTTTCTTGTTAGTGAATGTAATGATAGTGTTGTTACCTATTAGTGACTTTCTCATTACAAATCTTTTAGTAGTTAATGTTGACATGTTATTAAAATTTAATTAGTTATTGTTTACATTTATATTATCTGTTGTAAGACTTATTAAGTTTGTGTGTTACAGTAGTTACTTAATAAATAACTTACAAATATAATATCTGAAAACTTTCGAGGTAAATTTGTGTAAAAGGGCCCCGTGGGGCTAAATAAATTGATTTTTGTAACGTGCTGGCTATCAGGTAGTTAGGGGGCTACACTATAACCCTATATTTATAACGCTAAATAGTGACATTAGCCTATTAAGATTATATAATAACAAGCTATTGTCACACTTTTAATATACTTTCGATGCGAGTAATAATATACTCATGGCATATATACAGAAAAATAATCCTTTTCCTATCACTGCTTGTGGTAGACGTAGAGCTGGTGGTATTGGCCGTGGTTTTGAGATGGACGAGCCTAGCAGCTTTAAAAAGCTACGTAAAACTACTAAAGGTAAAGGCCGTCATTTTTTATCTGCAAAAGAAGGTGCAGGTATGACTGCTGCCGGTAGAGCCGCATATAATAGAGAAACAGGTGGTAACTTAAAAGCACCTCAACCTGGCGGTGGTAAACGTAAAAGATCATATTGTGCTAGATCTGCCGGTCAAATGAAAATGCACAATATAAATTGCAAAAAAACACCTGAAAAAAGAATATGCGCAGCAAGACGCAGATGGAAGTGCTAATAAAACAAAGACATGGCTTTTAAATTAAAAAACGAAGAAATAAAAAAAATAGTAGGTCAATTAAAAAACTCTGCTACAATGCATGCTAAACAAGCTAAAAAGCTAGAAAGTGGTATGAAACTAAAATCACCTATGAAAGGTAAGATTAGCGAGCCCTGCAAAAGAGCTGCAAAACGTAAATTTAAAGTATGGCCTTCGGCTTATGCTTCTGGTTGGGGCGTAAGATGTACACGTAATCCTAGAAAATATTTAAAAAGATAATGTTTGAAGACTTTGACATAAAAAAGTATTTAGACAAAAAGCCGCCAAGTGATAATTCGTTTACTACGATGCAAGAAATAAAGCAGCTTAACAAAATTCCTATTAATGTTAAGTTTGTAAAAGAAAAAGATGATATTAATGCATCGTTTAAAAAGCTTATAGACGAAAAAAAGCTAGATGTGCCAAAAAACATGATCGATAATCTTATAAAAGATTCTGCCCCGATCATAATGAAAATAAAAAAACATCACAATAGGCCAAGACCTAAAGTTTTAGCTAAAAAATTAAATATTAAATTTGATGATAAAGAGCTAGATTCAATGAAAACGCCGTCATATCCATCAGGGCACTCTGCTCAAGGCGTAATGATAGCTGAAATATTATCTGATATGCATCCAAAACACGCTAAAGCGTTTAGAAAAATAGGTAAAGACATATCTTATAGTAGAAACGTAGCTCACGCGCACTACAAATCAGACAGTAAATTCGGCGAACAGCTAGGAAAAGACATGTATAAGCACTTAAAAAGCAAAAAAAATGAAAGTTAAAAACTCTACATTCACAGGTTCGCCAAATAAAAAGAAAATGGGTGAGTTTAAGCACTCAGACGCGCCTGATGCTAAAGGTAAATTTAAGAGTTTATCAGCTTCTGCACTAGCTAGCTGGCTAATTAAGTCAAGAAAAGGTAATTTATCGCGAATTATTAGTAGTTTAAACCAACAAGTGGTTTTTAACCGCAAAAAAAATCCTAGTTACGCAGCAAAAATGCGCAAAACTATGGATATTGTACGTAAAAGACTAGGTAAAAAGAAATAATGGCAGAAAAAGCGTACAGAGGAGTTCTAAAAGCACGCATCGCTAAGATATATGGTGGTGATGTAACTATAGAAAAGTGTAGAAAGCTAAAATCTAGACCAGGTGCTACGCCTCGCGACAAACAGTTGTGCAATTGGTTTATAAACATGCAAACTAACAGGCCTTCGCCTAACAAAAAGCGCAAGGACCCAGTTGTAGGGACAGGTAAAAAACCTAAAGGTAGTGGCAGAAGGTTATATACAGACGAAAACCCAAAAGACACGGTAAGTATTAAGTTTGCTACTGTAGCTGACGCTAGAAAGACTATAGCTAAAGTAATGAGGATTAAAAAGCCTTACGCTAGAAAAATACAAATACTAACTGTGTTAGAGCAAAGAGCTGAAGTTATGGGTAAAATGGAACAAGCAAGGCTTGCAAGAGCTGCTAAAAAGAAATTAAAAGCACAACATGTACAATCAACCAAATAATCCGTTTAAAAAAATTAAAGGTGGCGGCACTAAAAAAGTATGCTTGCCTAAAGCTAAAGTTATGAGCATGTCTAAAGAAGAGCGTGAAAAAGTTGTTCGTGCTAAAAGATCTGCTGCTAGTAAAGGTAAATACAAAAGATCTAGCAAGAGCTTTGTTAAAGGAGCTAGAAAAAAAGGTGCTACGCTTCGCGATTGGTTTCAAAAAGAAAACTGGGTGCAAGTAAATAACCCAAGTAAAAAATGCGGTGAATCATGAGAAGAAGACGTATACACGGAAGACGTAGAAAAAGATCTTGCCCTATGAAAAAGCAAGAGTTATCTCCACAAGCGGCAGCAGACAAAGCGGCTAGAGATTTAGCTTTTGCTAAAACTGATGATCGTAGAGAGAAAAAAGCAGAAAATCAAAGATTAAGACGCTCTGCAAAGAAGAAGGGTGTAAATCTAGCTGGCAAAGACTACGACCATAGCAAAGGTAAATTTGTATCTGTCAAAGACAACCGCGGTGAGTATGGTAAAGGTACAAGAACATAAGTAATAATATAAACATCGATAACTTAATATATTAAGACATGGCATTTAAAATGAAAGGTCCATCTCTAATGAAGATGGCAAAAGAAACGGGTTCAGCAATGAAAAATAAAGGCTTAGAAAAATTAGCAGCTGCAAACCCAGAGTTAACATATACTCCTAAAAAACTAAAGAAAACTCCTGTGCAGATGAAAAAAGCTGCTATGAAGTTAAAAGACGAAGCTATGAAGCTTAAAGAAAAGTCTGCAATGATGATGAAAAAAGCGGCAATGAAACTTAAGAAAGAAGAAGACGCTGCTATGAAGATGAAAAAAGAGGAGCCTATGAAAATGAAAAAGGCTGCTATGAAAATGAAGAAGAAGTAATTCGGAAAGTCCGAATACCACGTTATTAACCTAAAACCAATTATTATGACGTATTTGTATTACAAACAAAGTAGTACGTGGACAGGTAGTCCACAAGTAGATGATAAAACCAAAACGCAATGGGAACACCTAGCCAATAAAGAAAACTGGCGAATAACCCAACTGCCCAACGGTTACTATCAAACCGAAGTTTCTCACCCTAATGATGAAGACAAATGGTCAGACGTTACTAGAAGAGAAACCCTTGAAGGTGCTGAATCAGCGATTGACGGAAGTATAGAACACTTCAACAAAAAGCTAGAAGCAATCAAAGGACCGAAAGTAATAAAGACTTTTAAACAATAAACTCAAACCTAATTAAATTAAATAAAATCAAATGGAGTACAATAATCCTAGTCTCCTCATCAAAGAATTAAACTTTGGTGAGGACGCTAAATCTAAAATTAGTGCTGGTGTTGAAAAGCTTGCCAAAGCTGTTAAGTCAACTCTAGGCGCTTCCGGTAAATGTGTAATATATGAAGACGCTCGAGGCGTACCAGTTATAACTAAAGACGGTGTAACTGTAGCTGAATCTGTAGTGCTTTACGATTCTGTAGAAAACTTAGGCGCAACGCTTATTAAAGAAGCTGCTAAGAATACAGTTAAAGAAGCTGGTGACGGAACAACTACAGCAACCGTTTTAGCTGAGTCTTTGCTAAATGAAGTTAACGATACAGATCTAGCAACTAACTCAATACGCGATGTCAAGCAAGGTGTTAATAAAGCTTTGTCTAACGTTAACGAATATTTAGATAGTATTAAAATAGATGTTGACGCTGACATGCTAACCAATGTAGCTACTATTAGCTGCAACAATGATAAAGAGCTAGGTTTAATTATAGCCGAGGCTTATAATACTGTAGGTAAAGACGGTGTAGTACTCATGGAGACTTCAGACACCGAAGAAACATACGTAGAAGTAGTTGACGGCGTTCAACTGCAAGAGTGTGGTTTAACATCACCTCATTTTATAACTAACACTGATAAACAAAAAGCAGAGTTAGAAAATCCTTTAGTTTTGATATGTATGTCAGAAATACCTAATGTACGTAAGATACAGAACGTTCTTGAGTATGCTATTAAAAACAATAGAGCATTATTAATAGTAGCACCGGTTGCTCAACAAGTCAAGTCTGCATTATTAATGAATAAGGTTAAAGGTAACATTAAGGTTAACATTATTGACTTGCCTGGCTTTGGGCCTACCAAAAAAGACACGTGTGAAGACCTTGCAATACTTACAGGCGCTACTGTCATGAACGAAGAGCTAGGTGATGATTTAGATGCAATAACTATAGATATGCTAGGTGAAGCAGAGCTTTCTGTTACAGATGACAAAACTACAGTTATTACAACTTTAGAGTTTGAAGGCAATGACTTAGAAGAAAGGATAGATCAAGTAGCAAAACAAGTTGCAGATGAAAAAAATGGTTATATTAAAAAGAAGTTGGAACAAAGACTGTCTATGCTATCGGGTAGTGTTGGAATTATCCGTGTTGGGGCTGATTCTAAAGTTGAACTTAAAGAGAAGCGGGATAGGGTGGAAGACGCGATATACGCTACAAAAGCTGCGCTAAAAGAAGGTATAGTACCTGGCGGTGGTATTGCTCTGCTTAATGCGTCTCAAAAAATTTCGACCGACTCCGTCGGTGAACAACTGCTTGTTAACGCAATACAAGCTCCTTTTAAAACTATAATGGATAACGCAGGACTTGGATCAGAAGCTGATCTTGGTGAAGGGCTAGGTATAGACGTGGTGACAGGTAGTTTAGTTAACATGGTAGACGCTGGTATCATTGACCCCGTGCTTGTAACTAAGTCAGCACTTAAAAATGCAGTAAGTGTTGTTATGACTATTGTGTCTGCAGACTGTATAATCTCAAATGCTAGAGCAGATGAAAGCAATTAATCACTATGTAGTCGTAGATAAAGTCAAGACTGAACCTAAAAAAGTTGCTGGCCTTATAATGACAGAAGACTTAGATGAAGATAATAGATATATAAAAGCAAACGTTATATCTACAGGTAATTTAGTAGAAGGAGTAAAAGACGGTGATGTTATACACTACGATAAACACGCTGGCCACGGCATACAATATAAAGATAAACTTTATTTTGTTATTAAGGCAAGTGATATTGTACTAGTAGATTAAACATAAACCATTATCCACAAACTGTAAACATAAAATCTTTAAACAAATTTATTAATTATTAAAAACAAAATTATGAACTTATTAAAGTTTAAAAAAGTGGCATCTAGCGCGAACGACGCTAACATAGCTTATTTAGTTAATCCTGATAAAATAAAAGGGATTGTAACTGCAAGTACTACTACTGATATATTCTTAGCTCCAGCCGACGGAACAAACGACAATACTGTTGGTGACAAGATTGTTATTACTCACGGATCAGGAGATGGAGAAGCTATTACAGATAAATTATTAGAGTTTGCTTATGGCAATAAGTCAAACGGTGGCGTTCCAGTTACTGTTGACGTTGACTTTTTCTCAGGAATCACAGATCTAGTTTTAACAGCTGTATAATTATTAACTTATAAAAAAAATAAAAAAATGAGATTTATAAAATTTAGAAGAGACGCAAATATAAGCTTCTATGTTCAAGCTGATAAAATAGAATTATTAGAATCTTCGTCTAACACAAATGTACATGTTTATGCTAATTTCACTAACGATGATTTAGCTACAGATAGATTGCTAATAACTACTGCTACTGACAAAGCTCAAGAGACACTTGACTCGTTAGGTGAGCACATATCTGAACCGCGTGGGACTGCAATATTAGCTGTAACTAGTGATTTATTTAGACATATTACTGGAATAGGTATAGACATACAGTAATTGAGATTAACTAGTCACGACATACGTGAATTACAAATCCTTAAGTATTACAGGCTCACAAGAAAGTGGGCTTGTAAGACTTACGGGTTAACAGACGCAGATTTAGAGCTGTTAATATACCTAGACTGCAAAGGGCGGTTTACAAGGCAAGAGTTTATAGACGGTACCTACACCATGAGTTGGGATAAAAACCGTTGGGAAAAACTAAGACGTGAAGGTTGGATAGAGGTTTGGAGGCAAAGAAACCGTACCACGATAAAATACACTGTGTACAAAACTTCAATGAAGTGTTCGCAGATAATAAGTAGAATATACAGAATACTGCTAGGTGAAGAAGATCTACCTACATCAGAGAGAAGTATATTTTTTAATAACAAAACATATACAGATAAAGTCTTTAACAAGGCTATAGATGATATGATTAAAGATCCCGATAGATAATGGCGTTTAAGTTAGGTAAAGAAAAAAGACAAATTAGAACATCTGAGACTACACCAATTTTTAGAAAGAACCTAGACGCAGGCATTATGGGTGAAGCTAACTCAGATGGCTCTATATACATTGACGTTAGCGTTCCTAAGAATATGATAAACTATGTAGCTACACACGAGATGCAGCATCAGACAGATATGAGGATAGGTAAAACTACTTACGACGATAACGCTGTTTATCACATGGGCCAAGTATGGCCAAGAGGAAATGGATATATAACAGACCCATTTACAGGTAAGAAATACCCTGAAGGGAGTAGAGAATTACCTTGGGAAAAAAATAAAGTATGATACAGAATTTAGTAGGAGGATTATTTGGTAAAATTGTTGACAACGCTGAAGGTATACTCGACAAGGTTATTACTACAGACAAAGAACGCGATGAAGCAAAGCTTGCTTTAAAAAAGCTTTTATTAGACGCAGAGCGCGAAGCTTTTACAAAAGAAGTTGAAGATCGCAAATCTGCACGTGATCTTTATAAAGACGATGCTATTATTCAAAAGGTATTAGCAACGCTATTTACTATAGCTTATTTTGGTATAACGTTTGTAATGTTTAATTACTTTGTTACTAAAACATTAGAGCTTGGTGAATTTGAAATAAGTTTTATATCAACTATATTTGGCGCTATGAGTGCTAAAGTAAATACAATAATAGACTTCTTCTTTGGTGGAAGTTCAAAGAAAAACGAACAAATAAAAGAAAAATAAAATGGCAATGAATTCAACTGCAACAGCTTATAACTTCGGACAGCTAGGTAGTGCTCACATGCACAACGATCACACCGAAGATTTAACTCCACCCGATGGCATGGTGATAGTAGCTATAACTATGATTGACGCTACTAAATTTGACAAGTTAGCTTGCGACACTAGCAACTCTGTAGTATATGGTGGAACCGAAACTAACAACGTATACTTTGGTATTACAAATGGTAATACTGGCGGAAATAGTGAAATTATTCAAAATGATATAGAATTTCCAGCTGGTATGACTATATATGGTAGATGGAAAATCGTATCTTTACAAGCAGCGCAAACTACAGGTGGTATAATCGCTTACTTCGGATTTTAATGGCATTAGGTAACGCGAATTCAAAAGCCCAGTCTAGAGGTAAAAACAAACCTGTTATTGTTAAGCGACGCAAAGAGGTTGTTGCAGGTAAAGCGCTTTTCACTGGAACTATACTTAATTTACCAGTAGATGTTAATAAACCTTTAAACGCGTGCGGTCTTGGCACACCTGATACTATTGTTTTTCACGATGGAGGTGGTGATAATTTTGGAGGCGTAGTTATTGGAACTAAAGTATATACAAGGCGTAGAGTTAATGATAAATTTGCTCTTGCAACCGGTGCTTACAAAGCTATTGATGATAGAGGAAGTAATGTCTCTATATCAATAGTCAACGGAGGTATAACAGCTTTAAACCGTTGTTAAATAAATAACTAATTAAATTAAATAAAATGGCAAAAAGAAAGACGCCTAAGATTAAAGATCTTGGGCCTAAAAAAATTACTGACGAGCAATTAAATAAATTACAAAACTTGGTGCGAGCTATTAACGAGTGTCAAAACGACATAGGATCTATAGAGACTAGAAAGCACGCTTTGCTTCACCAAATAATAAAGTTTCAAGAGTTACTTGAGCAATTGCAAAAAGATTTTAAAGAGCAATACGGAGATGTTGATATTAACATAAACGATGGAACTATAAAAGAAAAGCAAGATGAGCAAGCTAATTCGTAAAATTACAATAGGTAAAGACTATAAAATTGACGCTATGCACTATTCTGTTGGACAGGAGGTTTATGGTGGTCACACTATAAGTAATATTGTAGAAGAGAAAGATAAATACAGCATTTACATTAAGAAAAACAAGGATATTATGCCTTGGAAAGACTTTAATAAAAACATGGCTGTATCTATTGAGTACAACCTAGAGTATTAATGAAGTCGGTATATAACTACATAATAAAGCCTAAAGGCCAACGCTACAACAACTCTGTTGATGTTGGAGAAAAAAGTTTAATACTTAATACAGAAATATATAATCATCAGTTTGTAAATAGAGAGGCTGAAATAATATCTACACCTAGTGTTGGAAGTTCTGAGCTTAAGGTTGGTGACACTGTAATAGTTCATCACAATGTGTTTAGACGTTGGCATAATATGAAAGGTATAGAAAAAAACAGTAGAGCCTTTTATAAAGAAGATATGTATTTTGTAAGCGAAGATCAAATATTTGCCTATAAACGAAATCAAAACTGGAGTAGATTTAAAGAGTCTAAATGGCACGCGTTAAAAGGTTTTTGTTTTATTAAACCTATAAAATCTATAGATAAATTTTCTACAGAAGAAGAACAACCTTTGATAGGTATAGTTAAGTATACAGATGGATCTGTAGATGTAGGCGACTTAGTAGGTTTTAGACCTAACAGTCAATACGAGTTTGTTATTGATGGGCAAAGACTTTATAGAGTTTATTCTCATTTTATTACAATTAAATATGAATATCAAGGAAACGAAGAAGAGTATAATCCAAGCTGGGCATAAAGCAGTTGAAGAGCTTATAAAAGTTGCTCAAGAACAAATTATTACTCATAGCGAAGACGATGTATCTGCAGATAGATTAAAAAATGCTGCAGCAACAAAAAAGCTAGCTATATTCGATGCTTTTGAAATACTTAATCGTATACAAGAAGAAGAAAATATATTAGAAGGTAAAGAGCCTGAAGATAAAAAAGAAAGAGTATTTAAAGGCTTTGCCGAAGGAAGATCTAAATAATGTACGAACAAACGTTATATAAAATTGTTGAACCAGTTAAGAAGACAACTATAAATCGACTTAACAAAACTAAAAAATGGAAATATGGATATAATAAAGAAAACGATATTGTCGTTATTAGCAAAACTGGAAAAATTGGACAAGTGGTGGAGATTCAAGGTCTGCGAATTGGGTTGCCGACTGAACCGAAACGAGTGCATTTGTTCGACAAAGGTAAATGGCAAAGGCTAGAATATCCTAAAGAGTTAGGTAAATTAAAGAATATATTTGATTGGAGATCGTATCCTGAAGAAGCAAAAGAGCAGTGGTATGATTATATAGACGAAGAGTTTAAACGTCGTGACGAAGGCTTTTGGTTTGAAAACAACGGTAAGCCTACGTATATAACTGGAAGCCATTATATGTATCTTCAATGGAGTAAGATAGATGTTGGAGCTCCAGACTTTCGTGAAGCAAATAGATTATTCTTTATATTTTGGGAAGCTTGTAAAGCTGATACAAGATGCTACGGTATGTGTTATTTAAAAAACAGACGTAGTGGCTTTTCGTTTATGAGCTCAGCTGAAACAGTTAATCTAGCTACAATATCATCAGACGCTAGATATGGAATATTATCAAAATCAGGGGCAGATGCTAAAAAAATGTTTACCGACAAGGTTGTACCAATATCTATTAACTATCCGTTCTTCTTCAAACCCATACAAGATGGTATGGACAGACCTAAGAGTGAACTTGCTTATAGGGTTCCTGCTAGTAAGTTTACGCGTAGAAAAATTACTACGAACGAACAAGAGGAAGAGTTGGTTGGACTTGACACTACTATTGATTGGAAAAACACAGGTGATAACAGCTACGATGGTGAAAAGCTTAGCTTGTTAGTTCACGATGAAAGTGGTAAATGGGAAAGACCTGACAATATACTAAATAACTGGCGAGTAACAAAAACTTGTTTACGTCTTGGTAGTAGAATTATAGGTAAGTGCATGATGGGAAGTACATCAAACGCTTTAGAAAAAGGTGGTAACAATTTTAAAAAATTATACAATGACTCAGACGTCAGAAGTAGAAATAAAAATGGACAGACAAAGTCTGGTTTATATTCTTTGTTTATGCCAATGGAATGGAACTTTGAAGGATTTATTGACGAATATGGACAACCAGTATTTAATAACCCTAGCGATGATGTATTCGGACCAGATGGTGAATTAATAGACATTGGCGTTATTGATCATTGGGAAAATGAAGTAGAAGGACTAAAAGACGATCAAGACGCTTTAAATGAATTTTACCGTCAGTTTCCAAGAACTGAAGAGCATGCGTTTAGAGATGAAACTAAAAACAGTCTATTTAATCTTGCGAAAATATACGAGCAAATAGACTATAATGAAGGTACAGATAGCTCTGCTGTTTTAACTACTGGTAATTTTCAATGGGTTAATGGTATTAAAGATACTAGCGTAGTTTTTAATCCTGACCCTCAAGGTAGGTTTAAAGTTAGTTGGGTACCAGATAGAAATTTACAAAACCGAGTAATACTTAAAAATGGAATAAAATACCCAGGAAATGAACATATTGGTGCCTTTGGCTGCGATAGCTATGATATTAGTGGTACTGTTGATGGTAGAGGATCCAACGGATCTCTTCATGGACTAACCAAATTTAGCATGGAGTCTGCTCCTGCTAATACTTTTTTTTTAGAATATATTTCTAGACCACAGACCGCTGAAATATTTTTTGAAGACGTATTAATGGCTTGTATATTTTATGGCATGCCAATACTCGCGGAGAACAATAAGCCAAGACTTCTTTATTATTTTAAAAGAAGAGGCTATAGAGGTTTTAGTATGAATAGACCAGATAAAGTTTGGAACAAATTATCTACGGCAGAAAAAGAAGTAGGTGGTATACCAAACTCTAGCGAAGATATTAAGCAAGCTCATGCTGCTGCGATTGAGATGTATATTAACGATCACGTAGGTATACTTCAAGATGGAACATACGGTACGATGTACTTTAATGAAACGCTAAATGATTGGGCTAAGTTTGATATAAATAAAAGAACAAAGCATGATGCTTCTATTAGTTCTGGTTTAGCTGTAATGGCTTGCAATAGACACTTGTATAAACCTGTTGCTGATAGGCAAAAACAAAAATTAAATTTAGGCATAGCTAGATACGATAATCAAGGCTTTGCTTCAAAAATAATAAAGTAGAATATGGCTAATAAAAAAGGTAATTATTTTCCAAGTCAAGCTGTCAGTGATATAGAAAAAGTTAGTTATGACTATGGCTTAAAAGTTGCTAAAGCTATCGAGCAAGAGTGGTATAGCGATAATCAAGGTGTTTATGCGTCTAGCTACAATATGCACTCTCATAATCAAAGAAATTTTCACAACTTAAGACTTTACGCTAGAGGCGAACAATCAATACAAAAATATAAAGATGAGTTATCTATAAACGGTGACTTAAGCTACTTAAACTTAGACTGGAAGCCTGTACCTATTATACCTAAGTTTGTCGATATAGTTGTTAACGGTATGGCAGACAAAGAATACGATATAAAAGCGTATTCACAAGATCCTTACGGAGTTGCTAAGAGAACCGAGTATATGGAAAGCATATTGAGAGATATGAAAACGCAAAATCTTAACAACTACGTTAAGAAAGCTTTTGGCGTAGATTTGTATCAAAACGATCCAGAGACTTTGCCAGGCTCAAAAGAAGAGTTAGACCTTCACATGCAGTTAAGCTACAAGCAGTCTATTGAAATAGCTGAAGAGCAAGCTTTAAATGTTTTGTTTGAAGGAAATCAATATGATTTAATTAAAAGAAGATTTTTTTATGATTTAACTATTTTAGGTATTGGAGCTGTAAAAACAAACTTTACAACTTCTGAAGGTGTAACTATAGATTACGTTGATCCAGCAGACTTAGTTTATTCTTATACTGAGTCACCATATTTTGATGATATATATTATGTAGGTGAGGTTAAGAAAGTACCTATTAACGAACTAGCAAAACAATTCCCACACTTAACACAAGAAGATTTAGAAAAAATATCTAAGAACAATTATCAAAGACCTGAAAATTACGCTAGCTATACTGAAGAAGATAATAACAAGGTTCAAGTTTTATATTTTAACTATAAAACATATATGAACCAAGTTTACAAAATAAAAGAAACAGGTACAGGTGGAGATAGAGCTATAGAAAAAGACGACACTTTTGACCCACCAGAAGAAGCTCAAACTAACTTTTCAAAGCTTCAAAGTAATGTAGAGTGCATATATGAAGGCGCTTATATAATAGGCACAGGAAAACTTTTAAAGTGGGAGATGTCTAAAAACATGATGCGTCCAAAAAGTGACTACACTAAAGTTAAAATGAATTATTCTATAGTAGCTCCTCGTATGTATAAAGGTCGCATAGAGTCTTTAGTTAGTCGTATTACTGGTTTTGCTGATATGATTCAATTAACACACTTGAAGATACAGCAAGTTATGTCAAGAATAGTTCCTGATGGAGTTTATTTAGATGCTGATGGTTTAGCTGAAATAGATTTAGGTAATGGCACAAACTATAATCCACAAGAAGCTTTAAACATGTTCTTTCAAACAGGTTCTGTTATAGGTAGATCGTTTACACAAGATGGTGATATAAATCCTGGAAAAGTACCTATACAAGAAATAAGAAATGGTAGCGGTGGAAACAAGCTTCAAGCGCTTATTGGTAATTACAATTATTACCTGCAAATGATTAGAGATACCACCGGTCTTAATGAAGCTAGAGATGGTAGCACGCCAGACTCAAACGCTTTAGTTGGTATACAGAAGCTTGCTGCTGCTAATAGCAACACTGCGACTAGACACATATTACAAGCTGGTATGTTTTTAACTTCTGAAATAGCAGAGTGTTTATCATTAAGAATATCTGACATAATAGAGTTTTCACCTACTAAAGACGCGTTTATACAAGCGATAGGCGCTCATAACGTAGCTACACTTGAAGAGATCTCTGAATTACACTTGTACGACTTTGGTATATTTTTAGAATTAGCTCCAGATGAAGAAGAAAAAGCTTTACTTGAAAATAACATACAAGTAGCTATAGCTCAAAAAAATATTGACTTAGAAGATGCTATAGATGTAAGAGCGGTAAAAAATATTAAGTTAGCTAATCAACTGTTAAAAATTAGAAGAAAAGAAAAGGAAGCTAAAGATAAGGAGTTGAAGAAGTTGAATATACAAATGCAGACTGAAGCTAACACAAAGGCAGCTCAAAACTCAGCTCAAATAGAAATGCAAAAAGAGCAAGTGTCAGGTCAAATTAAAGCTCAATTAGCTCAAGCACAAGCTCAATTAGAATCTCAAAAGTTAATACAAGAAGCTGAAGTTAAAAAGCAATTAATGCAGCTAGAGTTTCAAATGAACATGCAATTAAAGTCTTTAGAGACTGAAGGTATGAAGGCTAGAGAAAAAGAAAAAGAAGATCGTAAAGATGAGAGAACTAGAATACAAGCGTCTCAGTCTAGCGAGCTTATAGATCAAAGAAAAACAGGTAAGCCACCTAAAAAGTTTGAATCATCAGGTAATGATGTACTTGGTGGGTTTGACTTAGGTGGATTTGAACCTAGATAATTATTAACTTATATTTTATATTATGGAAGAAAACGAGAACGTAGAAGAAACTACTAATGTAGTTGATGAAAGTAAATTTGAATCTGCCGGTGATGACAGTGTTATTAAAGTAGATTTAAGTAAACCAGTTGAAAATGAAACCAAAGAAGAAACAACAGAGCCTGCAGATGACGCAGCTGACGACACAGGAGTGGTTGGAAGCGATGAAAACACCGAGTCCGTACAAGAACAGAAAGAAGTACAACCGGAAGCTGAAGCACAAGAAGAGTCAGTTGCTTTAGAAGAAGTAACAGATGAAGAGGTTGTTGAAGAAGCTAAAGAGCTAGCTGAAGAAGCCGCTGAGGCTATAGCTGAAGCTCAAGAGACAGGTAGAGAGCTGCCAGAAAATATTCAGAAGTTAATTGACTTTATGGAAGAAACTGGTGGTAGCTTAGAAGATTACGTTGAGCTAAATAGAGATTATTCTGAATTAGATAATCTTACGGCCTTAACAGAATATTATAGAAGAACAAAGCCGCATTTAACGGCTGAAGAAGTAAATTTTTTAATTGAAGATTCTTTTAACTACGACGAAGAAGTAGACGAGGAAAGAGATATTAAAAAGAAAAAGATAGCGCTAAAAGAGCAAGTTGCCAGTGCTAAAGCCTACTTAGACGGGCAAAAGTCTAAATATTATGACGAGATTAAAGCAGGATCACGCTTAACGCCTGAACAGCAAAAAGCTTGGAACTTTTTTAATCGATATAACAAAGAGTCAGAAGAAAATAAAAAAATAGCAGATAGAGCTAAAACGCATTTTGACAAAAAAACTAACGAAGTTTTTAACGACAAGTTCAAAGGTTTTGAATATAATGTTGGTGACAAAAAGTATAGGTTCAACGTAAAAAATGCTGATGAGGTTAAAGCAACTCAAAGCGACATTAATAACTTTGTCAAAAAGTTTTTGGCAGAAGATAATACAATGTCAGACGCTAAGGGTTATCACAAATCTTTATTTACAGCAATGAACGCAGACGCTATTGCAAAACACTTTTACGAGCAAGGTAAAGCCGACGCTTTGAAAGAAAACGTGGCTAAAAGTAAAAACGTAAGTATGAGTCCTAGACAGTCTTACGGTAATGCTGAAACTGGCGGCTTAAAATTTAAAGTGTTAAATGAAGGTTCTTCTGGTTACAAGTTTAAATTTAAAAACAAAAAGTAATTTATTAACATTTAAAAACACTTAATTATGGCAATTACAAGTGCAAGTGGTATAGATGCGGCTCCTAGAAAACAGACGCTATCATCTAACTACGTAGACTTTACGTCGTCCGATACTGAAGGTTGGGCGCAACAATACTTACCAGACCTTATGGAAAAAGAAGCTGAGGTTTATGGTAAAAGAACTATCGCAGGATTTTTAGCGCAAGTTGGAGCTGAAGAGCCATCTGCTTCTGACAGAGTAATCTGGTCTGAGCAAGGTCGTCTTCACTTAGCTTACACTGCTAAGTATAAAGATTCTAACGATACTTACGAAATTGAAAATGATATTGACGGTAACTCTGTTGGTGTAAACCACGGTTTAAGAGTTGGTGATATGGTTATCATGTCTGTAGCTGATCAAACAGCTAAAGGCTATGTATCAGCTATTAACGAAGACGGTGACAACGCTGCTGAGTTTACAGTATTAGCTTACGGTGCAGCTAACATGGCTACCGCTTTAGGTTCTACTGCTACAGGTTCAGAATTAGTTAGAGTTTTAGTTATTGGTTCTGAATTTGAAAAAGGAACTGATGGAAGATCTTCTGCTAACGCTCCACAGTTTAAATCTCACTCTAACAAGCACATCATTATGAAGGATTACTACGAAGTATCTGGATCTGATGCGTCTCAAATTGGTTGGGTTGAAATTTCTGGTGAAGAAGGACAGAACGGTTACCTATGGTATTTAAAAGCTGAAGGTGATACAAGAGCTCGTTTTTCTGATTACTTAGAAATGACTATGCTAGAAGCTGAAAAAGCTATTGACGGTGCTGGTGCTATTGGTGGTACTGACCAAAGTACTTCTGATGGTACTGAAGGTTTGTTTGCTGCTATCGAAACAAGAGGTCACCAATCAACTGGTATTACTGGCGTTAACGCTGCTAACGATTTAGCTGAGTTTGATGCTATTTTAGCTGTGTTTGATCAAAACGGTGCTATTGAAGAAAACATGTTCTTTGTTGATCGTTCAACTAGTTTGGCTATCGATGATATGTTAGCTTCAATGAACTCTTACGGAGCTGGTGGTACATCTTACGGTGTGTTTGACAACTCTGAAGATATGGCGTTGAACTTAGGTTTCTCTGGATTTAGAAGAGGTTCTTATGACTTCTATAAGTCTGACTTCCGTTACTTAAACGACAAAGGTACTCGTGGAGCTCTTAATGATACTGTGAATAATATTCGTGGTGTTGTTATTCCTGCTGGTGTATCTTCTGTTTATGACGAGCAGTTAGGTAGAAACATGAAGCGTCCTTTCTTACACGTACGTTTCCGTCAGTCTCAAACTGAGTCTAGAAAATACAAGACTTGGGTTACTGGTTCTGTTGGAGCAGCTACGTCTGGTAAAGACACAATGGAAGTACATTATTTATCTGAAAGATGTTTAATTGTACAAGGTGCTAACAACTTTATGTTGTTAAACTAATACTTTATTAAGGTCGAGGGCTTCGGTCCTCGATCTTTTTTTAATTTTTATTATATTATATTATGGCAAAGAAACAAACAAAAAAGGCTGAAGTAGCGCCTGAGATAAAAGCTACTAATGATATGGTTGAAGTGGTTATTGAAAAGCCGGTTCAAAAAAGTAAAAGCGTTGAAGATGGTTGGGAAATAAAAGATAGAATGTACTATCTTAAAAACAATAGATCTCCGTTAACGTATTTAATAAGAGGTAGCAATATTTTCTGGTTTGACGAAGAGAAAGGCTACGAAAGAGAATTAAAGTACACGTCTAATCAAAGAACTTGCTTTGTTGATGAGATGAAAGGCGAGCAAAGATTAGAGCATATTATATTTCAAAACGGACAGCTTTTTGTACCTAAAAACAAAAGTGTACTTCAAAAGTTATTAAGTTTATATCACCCTCACAGAGATAAACTCTTTGAAGAGCATAAGCCTGTTGAAATAGCTGCTAACGAAATAGATGTTCTAGAACTAGAAGTAGAAGCTTTAGTTGCTGCTAGAAGTTTAGATATTGATATTGCTGAAGCGGTTATGCGAGTAGAAGTTGGCTCTGAGGTTAATCAGATGAGTTCTAAGGAATTAAAAAGAGATTTACTATTATACGCTAAAAGAAATCCTTCTTTGTTCTTAGAGTTAGTTAATGATGACAATGTTATGTTAAGAAACTTTGGTATTAAAGCCGTAGAAGCTGGATTAATAAAGTTGTCACCTAATCAAAGAGAGTTTTTATGGGCTACAAATGATAGAAAACTTATGACAGTTCCTTTTGATGAGCACCCATATTCTGCTTTAGCCGCTTGGTTTAAAACAGATGAAGGTATGGAGATATACTCCAATATTGAAAAGCGCTTAAAATAAGTGATTATTTATAAAGTTGAGCTGCCAAGTGAGGTGGCTCAACTTTGTAATAAAAATAAAATAAATGGCAATATCTATAAACACAGTATATCAAAGAGTATTGGCTATTGCCAACAAAGAGCAAAACGGTTATTTAACACCGCAAGAGTTTAATATTTTTGCAAACTTAGCTCAAACAGAAATATTTGAGCAATATTTTTACGACACTAATCAATACGGTAGAGTTTCTGGAAACAGTAAAGAGTATAGTGATATGCTCAATATATTAGACGAAAAAATAATTCCGTTTACTAAAAATCAAACTTCTTCTATAACTTCAAGCTCTGAGCCTGCTTACGCCGCTACGTTTGGTAGTACTTTAGTTACTAACGGTACGTTTGACTCTGGAATAACTAATTGGACAGCTGGTACTGCTAGTGATGAAAATGGCGGTAGTCAATTATATGATTCTGACACGCAAAGTATAAAGCTAGAAAATGACGCCGCAAACAATGTTTTTAAGTCTAAGCAAACTATTACTACTGTAGCAGGAACTCTTTATAGAGTTAAAGCTGACATTAACGCTGCCAGCTTAAATACTACAGCTACTAATGCTAATGCTACAGCTCACGTAAAAGCTGGAATTGTATCTTCTAACAAAGTAGTATCTGGCACTAGCCAATCTATAGAATTTTATTTTACAGCATTATCTACAAGTACTTCGTTAGAACTAATTATAACATGTACGGGAAACACTGGAGCCACTGATTTCGCTTTGTTTGACAATGTAAAAGTACAAGAAGCTAGCGGTAGAAAATTAAGAATATTTCCTGGAGGAAATTATCCTGGATCATTAAATAGTGCTAAAATATATATGTTAGGAACAGTAATGTATACAGATTCTAACGGTAATTTTAAAAAGCTAGATAAAGTGCTACCTAACGATTTTATACATATAAACTCTTCGCCATTAACAAAGCCTACACTTAGCAACCCAGTTTATGTAGCTGATGAGTCGCATACGGTTAGAGGTGTAGATTTAAATAGATACGAAATATCAGTATATCCTTCGTCAATATCTTCCGGAGAAATAGCTGTAAATTATATAGCAGCACCAACAAGATGTTATTGGGCTTACAATGTTGTTAATGAAAAACCATTGTATGACGCTAGTAAGTCAGTGAACTTTGAATTACATCAATCTGAGACTAATACACTAGTAAATAAAATATTACAGTTAGCTGGCATATCAATGCAAAAAGATAATATTGAAAAGTCTGCTATAGCAAGAGAAAATAAAGAAATACAACAACAAAAATCATAATAAATGGGATTAATAACAGAAACTGGTTCGGCATATTATAGCGGTAGTAATTTAGGAGGCTATCAGTTTACTTCTCTTGAAAATATTATTGATCAATTTATTATAGCGTATGTTGGAGAAGATAAAATAATAAGCAAGGTAAGAAAGCAAGATGTAGTTTTTCATGCTAAAAGAGGTTTACAAGAACTTAGTTTTGATGTTTTTAAATCTACAAAAGCTTTTGAAATAGTTGTACCTGCTACGCTTCAAATGTCATTACCTCAAGATTACGTTAATTACGTTAAACTTTCTTACACTGACAGTTCTGGTATAGAGCATAATTTATATCCAGCTAGAGTAACTAGCAATCCAGAAAAAATAACTCAAGGCGCTGATGGTAGTTACACTTTTAGCGGTGATGAAATACAAACCTCAGACTCTACAACTTGGGATAACTATAAAAGCAACACTCCTTCTGAAAACAATAAGAACGACTTTGATTACGACGACAATATTCCTGACTACAATATAGGTAGAAGATATGGTATTGATCCTGCTCATGCTCAAGTAAATGGATCTTATTATATCGATGAGTTGAAAGGTAAAATACACTTTAGCTCAAACTTATCTGGAGAAACTATAACGCTAAAATATATTAGTGATAGCTTAGGTACAGACGCTGAGATGCAGGTTCATAAGTTTGCAGAGGAAGCAATGTATAAATATATAGCTTACGCTATATTATCTACTAGAGCTAACGTTCCTATAAATACAGTTCTTAGATTTAAAAAAGAAGCTGCTGCATCAAAACGCCAAGCTAAACTTAGACTTTCTAATATTAAGCTTGAAGAAATAACACAAATACTAAGAGGAAAGTCTAAACGAATTAAACACTAAATATGGCGCAGTTACAAAGAAATTTTCTCAAGGCTAGAATGAACAAAGATCTTGACGAGAGACTTGTTCCTGACGGCGAATACACAGATGCTTTAAATATTCAAATAGCAACTTCAGAAAGCGCTCAAGTAGGATCAGTACAGTCAATACCTAGTAATCACGAGTGGCTAATGAACTCAGGCGTTTCTAGCTCTGCTCAAACAGTTGGTGTTTTTAATGACAGCGAAAAAAATCACATATACAATTTTGTTTGTGATAGTATAAATTTTGAGCAAGAAAATATTATTTTACCAGACGGTACAGAGAAAAAATTACTACTTGGCGTAAGATCAGACACTATATATAGAATATCACCTGACAAAAACGCGGCTGTTAGAAGTACTGCTGACATTGTAATACACGATATATACGAGGTCAGATTAATGCCAAAGATAACATCTGTTACTAATAACACTACAGATCAAATAACGCTTGGTGGTGATATTCAATTTAGTTTACAAGCAACTGATAGTAATCAGGTTTATGATAGAAATAAGCATATTAGACCTGGTATGCGCGTTCAAGCTATAGACTTAGCGGGTAATGATGTTTACGGATTAAACAATAAAATAATAGTTAAATATGTAAGTCAAGTTGGAGCTTCCACAATAATACAAACTACAGGTATAAACGGAGTTTTTGAGTCTTTGTATACTTCTACTATGGCAGATCAGGGTGTTTATTTAAAGTTTACAATGCCTAGAATTTTAAAGTTTAGAAAAGGTGATAGTTTAGAATTAGAAATAAACAATGGCTCTCCTTTTAACTCAGAAGGTAGCTATGTTGAGCCAAATTATTTCCCTAAAAGTCTTGATGATACAAGATCTAAAATACCTAAATCAAGCGGTAAAAACACTTATACACCTTATAATTCTTATATTTCTTCTATAAGTCTAATAGACAACTATCTAATGTGGACTGATGGTAGAAACGAGCCTAAAAAAATAAACATAGATAGATGTATTAAAGGTAATGACCAGAATAGCTTTAGTGACTTTGTTGGTTTAAACATACAAAGAGCTCACCACACTATGCTTGTTGTGGAGTCAAATCAAAAAACTTTTGGTGTTGGTTATTTAAAAGAGTCACATATTACTACTTTAAAACCTAATCCATGTAATGCTTTAGAAGCTCAGGCTGTAAACTCTAGCTCTTCTTCATACTCTAACATACCTATATTTGGAAAAGATGCTAATACTGATCAGCCTTTTGCAGCTTGGTCACTTCATGACAATTCTAATAATTTCTTTAGCCCTAGTGATCCAATATGGATTAAGCCAGGAATTGCTGGAACTTCATTTGCTGTAGGCGCAATAATTACGCTAACAGGACAACAGTCATCTACTCAAGTTCAAGTTCAAATAGATAGTATAGTTAATCAAGGCTCTGCTGAGCAATACTACGTTGCTAACTTAATAACTGAAGTACCAGATGGCTATACAGTAGAAGCTCCTGATGAAGTTTGGAGTGCTTTTGTAAAACCTACTGATGGCTTATATAATCAAGACTTTGTTAGCTTTTCTTATAGATATGTTTATTCTGATGGAGAGGTTTCTTGTTTAGCACCGTTTACATCACCGGTTTTTGCGGCAGGTGATTATGCTTATAGCTCTAAAAACGGTTTTAATCTTGGCATGCAGAATAATATTGAAGAAATAAAGCTGCACAGTTACGAAAATAAAAGTATGCCTTTAGATGTTGTTTCGTTAGAATTTGTTTTTAAAAGTCAAAAATCAGACAACGTATATTCTTTTAGAACAATAGATAGAGTTTTTCAACCTATATCTAATTTTGAGTTAGGATCTCTTGTTCTTCAGTATTCGCCAAGCTTTTTTCACTCTGGACCACAAGGTAGTTATACTATTAAAGAAAAGTTGTTTGGCTATACAATACCATCTGATCAGCTTACTAGATCTTTTGACGCTGTACCTAAGAAAGCTATAGCTCAAGAAGTTCAAGCTAATAGATTGATGTATGCTAACTACACTCAAGATTACAATTTAGTAGATACTAACGGTTTATATGTACAGCCAAATATTAACACTCAAGTTCTTAGCACTAGTTCTGGCTTTGGAGCTTCTTTTTCGTCTGTAAATATACTGTCAGCTTCTATAGGTTCTTACAATGTAGTAAACAATGATCCAGACACTGTTGAAACCGATCCTTTTGTGTCAGTAAACGATCCTACAACTTATGCGTTAGATAATTTAGGACCACAAAACTTATACACTACATCAGCAATACAAATGGGTGTAGAATACGACCCTGGAGATAATTGGAACGGTACAGTTTACACTGCTCCGGAAACAGGTGAGTATACTATATCAGGTTTTGCGCGCGTTAGAGGTAGTTATGGAGTTTACGATACTAGTGGTAGTGTTTTTGTTTATACGGTTGTACCTAGAAATTTAAGATTAGCAATATACTACGCTAATGGTCAAATAGCTGTTGGAGAACCGCTTTATACCACAGGTTACAATAACGCGGCAGCGATGGAGGCTAATGGTTTTGAGCTTGAACAAACTAACTTCAATAGCGGCGGTCAGTTTCCGCAGCAAAATTACATAACTTTATCGCCACTAGAAGCTAATTATATATATTTTGAAGCTACAATAAATTTATTCGCAGGAAATCAAATAGCTCTTTTTGCACAATCAAACCAACTAGGAGAAGGACCGATTGACAGTGATCCTAACGATGTTGAAATAGCTATTGCTGATTTTAATGTAACAGGCACGCCTTCATCTCAGTTTGATTTGCCTAGCTTAAGAGGTCAAAAATCTATAAAGTCAGAAAGAAACTACAATGTTGGTATAGTTTATAGAGATGAACTTGGAAGAGAGTCGTCTGTGTTAATTGGTGACGACGAAGACTTTAATTGTTTAAAAGAAAAGTCAGCGTTTTCTAATTATTTATCTTTTGCTATAAATAATAACGCGCCTCAATGGGCTAAAACTTATAAACTCTTTATAAAAGAAAATACTTCTAAATACAGTAATTTAGTTTTAGAATCAGCTTTTATATCAGATCCAGAAGAAGGTGATTATGTTTATTTAGTTTTTAATTCGTTAGATATAAATAAGGTAAAAATAGGTGATTATTTAGTAGCTAAAAAACAGCAAGGTACAAGTGTTGCTATAACAGACACGGAAGCTAAGTATAGAATAATTTCAATAATTGGTGACGCTGAGTTTAACGACGACGGTAGCGCTTTAACAGTTGGTAACACAGCTGTACCTAACAGTGTTATAGCTACAGCCGATCAATTAGATGGTAAGTTTTTTGTTAAAGTGTTTAGAGAAGGTATTCAAGGGCCAGACGCTGTGCTAGGAGTTTTTGAAACTGGTGATGATGGAGAAGCGGCAATTATATCTAGTGGAAATAACAACGGCGCCGTGTTTGAAGTAGAACCAGACTCTACTTTAGACTTAGACTTATACTATGAAATTAGCGACGCTTTACCTATAAGGTTAGATAATTACTACGCCGACAAGTATATACGTAAAGGTTCTTATGTGTCTATAAGCAACAGCTCTGGAAGTTCTTTTGGAGTGTTCAGTAGCGCTAACTACCAGCAGCTACCTCGAGTAAACAGCGTAAGAGGAGCCATGACAAATGGATCTTTACAACAGCTACATAGCAACGTAGATGCTTATTGCGCTGTAATTTTAGATGACTTTGCAAACGTGTATATAGACACGAGCTATGAGTATAATGGTGTGCCAGACACAGTTGTTACTTTTTATGTTTCTGCAAGAGAGTCTTATCAAGCGTACTTAGCTAAACCTGTATCACCCGGCGATACTACAATATACGTTCTTCCGGATGTTCACGGTAACGGTTTAAAAGTAGCGCCAGGTTTTTACAATTGTATTTCTTTTGGCAACGGCGTAGAGTCTGATACTATTAGAGATGATTTTAACGCGGCTGAACTATTAAAATATACCGCTACAGGAAAGCAAAGTGGCGTTAGAGCAAGTCTACCCGCGAAAAGCTACAAGGAGTATACTAGCCCTAGCAATATAATATTTTCAGAAATATACAACGATTCTGCAGGATCAAATAGATTTAACGAGTTTTTAGTTTCAAAAAATATTATTAAGCAAATAAATCCTGACTATGGTAGTATACAAAAACTATTTTCAAGAGATAATGATTTGCTAACTTTATGTGAGAAAAAATGTTTAAGGGTTTTGTCTGAAAAAGACGCTCTATTCAATGCTGATGGTAACCCACAGTTGTTAGCTACAGACAAAGTTTTAGGACAAGCTATACCTTTTGCCGGCGACTATGGTATATCTAAAAATCCAGAAAGCTTTGCGGCTGACGAGTACAGATGTTATTTTACAGACTCTAACAGAGGTGCTGTTTTAAGGCTCTCTAAAGACGGCATAACTCCAATATCTAGATCAGGTATGGACGATTGGTTTTCAGACCATCTAGTAAACTCTAGAGCTATTATAGGATCTTTTGATGGCGACAAAGAAGAATATAACGTAACTTTGCACGAAATACTTCAACCAGGTGTTAGCAAATTAGTTTATACTGTTTCTTTTTCAGAAGAAGTTGATGGTTGGACAAGTTTTAAATCTTATATACAGGATGCTGGATTAACTATAAATAATAAGTATTATACTTTTAAAAATGGGCTACCTTGGAGGCATAGCGTTCAAGAAATAGCTCCAGTTTTGTTAACTACATCTGTTGGTGACGGGTCAACTATACTTTCGCCTGAGAACGATGCTTTACAAGACTTTTTATTTAATTCGCCAAAGTATAATTCTTTTTACGGTGTTCAATATATATCTGAAATAACTACTTTATTTAACAGTAACTCGGACGTTGTTAAAACTTTTAGATACTTTAACTACGAAGGTAGTCAAGCTAGAGTTATTCAAAACCATGATGACGATGAGTACTATAACTTAAACTCAAAACCTGGTTGGTATTGTGAGTTCATAAACACTGACTTGCAAGAAGCTGGCAGATCTTACTTTGTAGAAAAAGAAGGTAAATGGTTTGGATATGTTAAAGGAGCTCAAACAAAGCATAAGAACATTGCTGATGGCGGAACTGAGCTAGACACTAATATAGATACAAAAGAACATAACATTCAAGGTTTAGGTAATGTGGTTGAAGATGTAACTTTAATAAGTGGTACATTACCTAGTTTCGGCTATAACGTTTATATTAGTACTAACTACGAATTTGCCTCCCAACTTTCTGGGCCAGAATCATCTGTCTTTAGTTCAGGTGGATCAGGAACTTCTAGCGGAGGATCAGGTGGTGGTGGTTATTAATTAACAATTTAATAAATAATGAATATTACAAGTTCAAGTGGTTTAACCATATATAATGTTACACAGTTAGGTACTGCTGGAGGCACAGGAGTTACAACTATGTTTGAAATATCACCTAACTACGGGTTTTTTATAGCTGCCTCTCAATTTACTGTAACTAACTTAGAAGATTATCCAGAAGTAGCGGGAATTACGTTTTCAGATTCATCGTCTGCTAATACACCTGGAAATGTTGTAAACGTTGTTGTAACTTGGGATGGAACTACTGACATTACTGAAGATTATTTTTTAAACTTAAACATAAGCGTAGACGACGCTTCGATATATGACTCTAGCACTACCTTAATAGATTTTTATTTAGTAGAAAATTACGATGTTAACATAGGCAATGGAACTGTTACTTTATCTGTGTCAGAAGTTAATGACGGTAGCTTAGTTCCAAATGACTTAGTAATAACTTCTATAACAGGCGCATATAGGTTCCAAGGTTGGGTTGGAAGCTCTAATACTGTAGCTGTAGCTGATGTTACTATTTCCGTGACAGAAGGAGTTAGATATATTAATAGTTCTTCTGAAACAGAAAACCTATTTTTTAATCAGTTTATAGATCAGCCAGACACTTCTCAAGGTCAGTTTTCTTTTGAATATTTAAGTAAAACTTTAGACTCTTTTGGCTTACCTAAAACAGTTACATATAGAATATTCTTTACTAGAGCTGAGTTTGCTCAAGAAGACATTGGCACACAAATTGAATACTCAACAGTTGGTGTTACTGATTACTACGCAAATTTTGTTTATGATACCGTAACGCTTACAGAAGCTGCTGGCAATGAGTATAATTTAATTTTTAACACTAACATACCTTTTTATTCTAACACTTTTAGTTTAAGCTTTTCTGCTACTTGGGCTGAAACTGGAGACACATCACCTAGTATTGATGGTTTGCAAGTTTCTTATCCTATAGATTATAGCGCTATACCAGATGGTACAGCTATAAGGTATAATACAGTAACTTTAAAAGATATTTATTACCCTACTATAACAAGAGACACTGTAACCTTACAGCAGGTTGAAGACGCTTATGTTAATTTAACAATACAACTAAATCCGCCGGGAGAATATACTTCAAGTGATAGTCCTGCGTCTTTTCAATATGGTAGCTCTGCTAAAGTCATAAGCTACAACAACGGTAATGATCCTATTTATGAAAATGTTTTCTTAGCTAACAGCCCAGGCAACAATGTAAATGTTTATGACGATCCATACACTTCTTCTACGCAGTATTATTTAAGAGCAGAAGTAAATGAAACTATTACGTTAGAAATGCTTAACAACGGAACCGTAGGATTTGAAGTAACTCAAGATCAATACCCTATCGACGCTTTTCCAGCTAAAGACTGGTGTGACTTTAGTACTACTCAATGGTATGAATCTTCGCCCGGAGTTTATAAAAGAGGATTTTACATTAGAAACCAAGATGCTGTGAACTTTCAAGGAACACACGTTAACACTACTGATAGAACTGCAACGTTTACTTTAACGCATCCTCTTGGAACAGCATCAAGCTCTGTTACTTTAACTCAAGACGATAGATACACAATATCTGAAGCTGGTGGGTCTGTTAAAATTGTAGAGTACGACTCTGGTATTTTCGCGCCATCAGAAGACAGTCAATTTAGCTCTGTTGGTTACTCTAACGCGTCTGATCCAGGCAACGTGAATTTTACAGCTACTGCTACTAGTGGATTTGGTACTACTCAATATAAGGTTAGAATAAAATTTGATAACCTTGATTTTGATTTTAACTTATATAATAATGTAACAACTAGTCAAGACGCGCCAACGTTTAAGCAGTACCCTACGCCAAGCTATGCTGGCCAACCAAGTGGTCAATTAATACCTAACGACAGTCCTGGAGGCCCTCCATACTATGTAGATTTTGATGATGATAGTTTTTTTACAAACTACACGCAAGAACTTATATATAACGAAAACTATGACGCTTCTAATCCTGACGAAGATCACCATTATACATTTGTATTTACGTTAAAAAACAACGATACTTACAGTAATAGACATGTTACTTGGAACTTCACGCATCCTAAAAATGAAGCCGCAGGACCACTTAGCGTAAACTACGACGGAACTGCAGCTACAGACGTTTCTTTTAAAATACTTCAGCCAGCTTTTGATCAACTAGATGCTAATATTAATGATCCAGACTCAGGTCAACCGCTAGGTATTTACAGCCAGAGTTATCCTTATGTAATAAGTTCAGAAGCTCAAACAGTAACTATTAGTCTAGCTTATTCAGGTACGACACTACCTACTATAGGCCTTTACTCTGACGCTGGTGTTTATACGCCTTTAGCTCAAAGCACCGTTGTTAATGGAATTAGTTATGTTGTTAATAACGATGCTCAGATAGTAGAAGGTGGAACAACTAGAACTATTACAGTTACACTTACTGGAAATACAGATTCTGAAGATAGAGAAAACACTTTAGGTTTTTGGCACGCTAATTCTACTGCAGCTATAGACTCACCAAACGATGCTATAAAAATTACGCAAGAAGGTGTAGAGTTTGACGAGGTTGATCATGATATTATATTATATACTACGCAGCCTTACGAGCAAAGCACTGGCGGTAATACAATAACTCTTTTAGTAAAAGTTTTAAACTATACCGCTGAAAACTATGCTAATTCTGTTGCTAACACAGATAACTCTTTAGATCCTGTAGTAGAAGTTTATAGATGGAACGGACCTAACGTTCAAGACGGTATATATTACGATACTGAGGGCAACTATGATAATGGTACTTTAACTTCTCCAACAGTATTAAGTGTTACTGCTAACCCACTATACAACTCTTCTGGCCCATTATCAACGTTTGGCGGAGTTCAGGTAAGCTACACTCATACAGTTCAAGTTTCTTATACAGAAAATAATCTTGATCAAAACGTATACTACGCTGTAAGAGCTAGGCATTTTTATAACAGCACTTTCGACGAAGATGATTATGTAATATTTACAATACCTTCTCAGTCAGTAATTGAGTTTACCGGTGTTACAAAAGACAACTCTCCAGAAGACATAATGGGGCTTGTAAATAATTATAAATTTTGCAATTTATCTTCTGGCACTGACTTATTAAAAATTGATATTAAAGTAAACAACTATGAGTACAATATAAGCGATAATGACGATTTTCCTAGTTTTATTTCAAGTTATTCTCCTTATTTTGTGCTTAGGTTTTTAGACGCTAGCTATCTTGATTCTTCTGGAAATGTTGTTAGTGGCAGCGAAAAGGTTTGGAAAAATCCTGACACCCCTACTTATAGCCTTCTAAATCCTCCTTACTCAGACCCTGCTAAACACTTACCTATAACATTTTTTGATATTAACGCAGAGAATAGTGAGTGGGTTGCAGAAGCTCCAACAGCAATACCAACGTCTATAGGTAGTATTAGCAACCCTGTTGATTTTATAAACAATATAGAAATACAGCCAGCTACTTATCCTGATAAAAAGTTTAGTGTACTTTTAAATGTTAGCGGTCAAAGTACTGGTGGAGTAGTGAATTCTTTTATTGGTGTTTGGAGCTACGACTCAATGCCGTTTACTAATATTTATGACTTATCACAGCCTTTTCAATTCATTAATGCAGCTAACGGAACACAGCCTTATGAAAACACTATAAGCAGGCCTACCAACACTATTCTTGCAGGGTTCCAGCAGTCATATTTTAACCACATGGTTGAGAATCCACAGCAATGGCAAGGCTCTACAGATGGCTATAGCATCTCAAGCTTATATGGCCTTACAAACCTTATTAAGGATAAGTTACTTCAAATAAACTCAAGCTACGATGGTTGGGACTGGAATAGAGGCGATACTACCTTTGACGCAGAAAGCAATCATATCAGTTTGGCTTACATAAACTTGTTTTCTAATCAGTCTGCCTTTGGTATCTCTGGTGGTAATCAAATGTCAGTCAATGGAAAAGTAGTGTATATTTCTTTCACAATATCAAACTTTGAGTATATTGGCGACTGGGAGTACGAAAATGCTTTTGCCGTTGGTTTACCATATTTTGTAACTAATGGTAGATATTCATCAGCATGGTACGATGAAAATCTCTTGTCCATAAACGCTGGTGAAATGAGCACGCTTGCAGTTGAGCGACTACAAGCTAGAGGGTCAAACCCTAATGGTCGTTATTTTGGTAAAATAAAAATAAACCAACTTAACAATATTACTTTTGCTACTAAATTAGGTTGTAGATATACTCTTAGTGATTTAAAAATATTTGCGGCTGACGAAGAGCTAAAAATAAAGCCTGGCGCAGGAAATATTTTTGACAGAGCTCCTGACGATGTTTTAAAAATAATACATCAATCTACTGGCTCTTCGCTTAGATTCTCTGATGCTCAATATTTAGGCGGTTGTTTTTCACCTTTCTTAGCTACACAGGTAAACGTGTTTGGTGAGCAGCATGTAATTTCTTCAAACTCAGAAGAGTCTACTATTAGTGGTTGGCAACCTTCATACCAAGTAATAAATTTTGAAAACTACACAGGTACAAACCCTGTTCTTAAAGCTTGGGACGGTAGTAACTCTAGCAGCTTAGTACAAGACGCAATGGTTGAATGGACTACGTTTAATTCAGCAGGAGGAAACACATTGTCATGTGACATACAGTTTGAAAACAACACAACGGGCGCACAAAGAACTTTAACTATAGGTCTTTACAATGGAACTCCTTCTACTAGTACCCAAGCTCCTGTAGACACAATTTTAATAACACAACCATCGGTTGATTTAGACGAAGTATTGTAATATGTCGTACGTAGTAAGAATAAGATTAGATAATATAAATGACTCGGCAAGCGTGGGTGACACAGTGTACTACACGTCTGCCGCTTTAGTAGGTAGCGTTACAAATAACTTTTTAGTTAATCAAAACAGCTATAGTGATATTATAACTTTTGGAACAATAAGAGCTGTAAATCACACACAAGGCTACATAGACGTAGAAGGTAGCGCTAATGTAGACCTTCCTAGTTCTAACTCATATATATTCTTTAGTAAAAACAATTTAATAAATCAAGGATTTGTAAAAGGATATTATGCAGAGTTAAAAATGGTAAACACAGATTTTATTAATAAATCTGAATTATTTAGAATATCTCTAGCTGCTGACGAAAGTAGTAAATAGAGCACCTAGAATGTAACTATATATAAATAAATTAAATTATGGCAAGAGGAAGTTTAGCGGATCCATTTGGACAAGAACAAGAAAGTCCAATGAAAAAGGTCACAGGTCAGCAGATAGGTTCAACTATCGGTGGCGTTGCTGGCGCGCTTATACCAATACCAGGAGTTGGAACAGCTTTAGGCTCTGCTCTAGGCGGTGGCATAGGTGGTCTTATCGGTGGTTTGTTTGATGGTGGTGGTGATGAAGAGCCTACTGGCCCATCTCAAGCAGAGCTTGACTTACAAAGACGTATGCAAGAATATGAGGATTTTAAGTTTAGAACTACGAATCCTTACGAAGACATGACTGTTAATCTGCAAGCTGCAGATTATCAAAGAGAAATGTCAGCGCAACAACAAGCTGATGCTCTACAGGCACTTAGAGGTGGTGTAGGAGCTGCAGGGGTAGCTTCTTTAGCTACGGCAATGTCTAGACAAGCGGCTGAAAAAGAAAGAGCTATAGCAGCTGACATAGGCGCGCAAGAACAAGAAATACAAAAATTACAAGCAGAACAACAAGCGGCAAACTTCGCCGCAGCTCAACAGTTTGAATTAGATCGTATGCAAACTATGCTAGGTATTAATATGGCTCAAGTTACTGGAGAAGAGCAGGCTAGGCTAGCAGATGAACAAAGTAGACTTAATAGACAAAGTCAACTTCTTGCTACAGGTGTATCTGTTTTAGGAGATGTAGCTGGTTCTTATTTAACTAGTAGATCCGCACCGGGTATAGATATTGATGGAGACGGAAGACCCGATTAATAAATAATAAAAACATGGCAAACCAATCATTAATAAACGCAGCACAAAAAATGTATAGCGCTAAAGCGGCTAAAGGTCAGATGGATCTTGAGCCTGTACTTAAAGCTGCAGATAGCGCTACAGATAGAATAGTTAAAGGAATAGCAACTAAAAGAAGCTTACAACTTGAAGAGAGTAAGCAGCAGATAGAAAGCTTTAAAGAAATATTATTAAAAAATCCTAAACTCAGACCTCAACTTGTTGAAAGACTAAAAGATCTTCAAGAAGAATACTTTGAAAACTTAAAAACAGCTGAAAAAGTTTTTGCTAGTAAAAAAGATAGAGAAGACGCTGTAAGAAGAAACAACGATATTGCTGGAATTTTACGTAAATATGAAACCCAAATAAACAGTGTAGACTTAAATAGAAAATTTACTACAAATATTTCTGAGTCTAATTTACTAACAAGAAAAGTTGACGATACTATAATTAAAGATAAAACTATTGGAGATAATATTGTTATCACTGACGACAGTATTAATCTTATAAGCGCTACAGGCGATGAAATACCTCTTGATAAGTTTGTACCTTTAAATCCAATAGCTACACAAAGTATAAATAATTTAGGCGCTACTCTTGTTAATGCTCAAAAAGAAGGAAAAGGCGGAATTGGTTATGATGGCACGGCTGTTGAGCAGGCCACATTAATTACAATAGACAGAGAGCTTCAAGATGATAAAAATCTTATGTCTATGCTTTTTGACAATATAGGAACTTTTAATTACGCTAAAGAAAACTTAAAAACAAGAACTTTTCCTTTTGCTGATCAAATTGACTCTTCTAAAACAGAGCAAGAGCAGTTAGAAGATCTTAAAAAGTTAATAATGGCTAATCCTCAACAATTTAGAGATGATTTTAAAAACGATTACGTCGCGTCTGTAAAATCAGCTAATCAAGCAGGTTTAGACTTGTATAACAAAGCAGAAAGAAACGCAGATCTAAGAAGCAAAAAAGATTATTATCCAAACGCTTTTAACTCAGGGACTAGATCATTTGTTGAAGGTAAATTTAAAGATATTAAAGACGGTTTTGTTGTAACTAAAAAAGGTAGTTATAAAAGATTTGATGATGGGTTCTATTTATTAGACAAAGATGGCAATAAACTTCGTCCCGATGCTGCGCCTACGTCAGAAACTCAATTAGTTGCTGAAATGGGTATGACTGGTTACACTACTGAATTTGGTTTTGAACCGGCAGGTAGCGATTCACCAGAAGTTTCAGAAAATAAAAACAAAATAAAAGAGTTAAACGCTCAAATTGCAATACTGCAAGCAGAAGCTGACGAAGCTGAAGTTAAATCTTCAGGCGCTGTTTTTAGGCCAACGAGAGAAAAAAATCAAAAAATACTCGAGATAAAAAATAGAAAGATAGAAGAGCTTAAAAATCAAATTAAAGAACTAGAATCACAAGAATAGTATGTTTGAACTTAACGGTGATGTTTTAACAGTAGAAGATATACAAGCTGCAGCTGATAGCTTAAACATGTCTTATGATGACGCATTTGCTAAGCTAACAAAGCAAGGTTTAATACAACCTACGTCTACAAATAATATGGATCTTGATACGGATCAACAGCCTAAAAAAACAGTAAAGCTTTGGGGTGGTTTAGTGCCTATAGAGGTTGATGAAGAAAAAGTAGATCCAGATGACTTACCAGCTTACAAACAAATAATTAATGCTTTTACAGGGGCACCGGAAAGAGCTTTTAATAAATTTGAAAACTTTAGAGTAGCACTTGCTGATCCAATACAAGACATGTTTGGTGATGAATATGCTACATATTATTTAAAATCAACAGATTTAGACAAGTCTATACCTTGGATTGCTAATATGATGAAGTTTGACTTTGGTGATTACACGGCCGCAGACCTTGTTGATCCTCAAACAAAAGAAAGAATTAAATTTAACCAAAAAGCTTACGATGAAAAAGGTGTTGACGCTCCAGAGAATAAAAGGTTTTTTGAGCTTCTTAAAATGCATCGAGAAGGAGGTTTTGAAAGCGTAATAGCGTTAGCTCCTAATGAAACTTATGAAGAAGCTACTAGAACTTTCTCTGAAGAACTTCAGTTTCAAAAAGGAATTATTGATGAAAGAGTAAAAAACTTTAAGCCTATAAAAGATCCAAACGTTACAGGTTTTACTGACGCTATGAAAAAAGGTGAGCTTGACGACATGGTTTCTACAGGTTTAAGCTTTGTAACAGACATGACTATAGATGTTGTTGCAGCTATAGCCACTAGAGGTATTTCTATGGCTGGGACTATGTTTGGTATGGGTTGGAATATGTTTAATGATGAAAAGTCAAAAGCTCTTTATGGTGAAGATGATCCTGATAGAGTAAAAAAACTTATAGAAAATAACGAAGAAGAACTTGCTATTCCCGCTACTTTAAGCGCTCTTGGTTTTGCTTTAGAAAGAATTGGTATGAAGCAGGTTGTAGGCGCTATAATGAAAAGAGCGGCTACTATGTCTGTGCCTGCTGTAATGTTAAAGTCTGGTAGTGTTGAAGGTGGTACAGAATATATGCAAGGCTTAATAGAAGAGTTTAATAGACAGTTAGGCTCTCAAGGAAACGACAAAGACGTAGAAAAAGCTACTGAAAAAACTATAGAGTTTGCTACTTCTGACCGAGCTTTAGATAATTTGTTTGCTGGTATTATTGGTGGTAGTGGTTTAGCTGGCGGTAGCGCTACAGTTCAAGCGGCTTTTAGAGCAGACGAAACTAGTAATCAGTTTGTAAACGAACAATTAAAAAATTTAAAATACCTTCAAGAAGCTGAGTTTAGAGCTACTTCAAGAAGAAAGAAAAAACAATTCCGAGAAGCTATAAATCAAACTACAAACGACTTAGTATATTTTTTAAAGAAAAATAGAGATAAAACTGAATACTTAAGTAAAGAACAGTCAGAATCCTTAGAAAACTTAATAGGTGAAAAAAGAAAAGCAACTAAAGAGTTAAAAGATTTAAGAAAGCTATTTAAAAAAGGTATAATAAGCAAAGAAGCCTATGACCAAGCTGTTCTTGATAAGAGACAAGAGGTTTTAGATTTTGACGCTAAAATGCAAGAAATAAAGAACGATGCTAATATGAAGCTCGTTATGCAAAATTTAGACGGTGGCGGAAAGTTAGTTAAAGATATTAAAAACATAAATCAAAAAGTATACAAAACTGAAGCTGAGTTTTTTAAAGCTATGTTAAATGAATATTTAGCGATGGGTAAAACCGTAAAAGACTTTGAAGCAGACACTAAAGGATTTAGTATTCCTGGTATAAAAATTGGTAACACCATGTTGATCAATGCTGAAGAAGCTGCTAGAACAAATAAATTTGGTGTTGGTGTACATGAAGTAGCTCACATGGCGCTAAAAGCTAAAATACAAACTAAAGACGGTACTGGTAATTTAAGTGTTGATGGCGAGCGAATAGTAAAACAGTTTATAGAAGATCTTAGCTCTAAGGAAAAAGAATACATAGAAGATCAGCTTGAGAGTGGTAAATACAAAGTAAATGCAGATGGCACTGCTAAACAGTTTAAAGAGTATGGAGAAGAATATTTAGCTTTTTATGCTCAGGGGGCTAGAGAAGGTAAATTTACTAAAAACGCTATACAAAAAGCTGGTAACAATATAGCTCAAATATTTAGAACTGAAACAGAGTTTGAAAGCTTTAATTTTGAAAACGCTGATCAAACTAGAGCTTTTTTAAATGCCTTAGTTGAAGATTCTAAAGAAGGTATATATAGACAAGAGTTTGTTGAAATGGCTAGAGAAGGAGCTACTATAGAGGACTCTAGTGTTAAAAAGTCTATGACTGCTAAGGAAAAAGCTACAGTTGAAAAAAATATAAATAAACTTGGAAAAGAAGGTTTGCTTGGTGAAAACTTTGTTGAACAAGCTGAAAAGCTTGGTAAAGGCATGGGCAAAAAACTGTTTGAAGCAGAGTTTGACGATATATACAAGAGAATACAAAATGAAGGTTATCTTGATAAATTAATAGCGGCTCAATACAAAGCAAAAACAGTACCTAGAAACTTTGTTAAGAAAGTGTACTCAGAACTAACTTCGCATGCTAAGAATTTTAATCCAGAAATAAATGACAGTTATTTTATTTGGCTAAACTCACAAATAGGAAATAAAGCAACGCAAGTATATAACAGAGAATATGAGGTTGATCAAACAACCGCTGGTAGAGCTAGAAACATAGGCGAGACAACACAAGAAGGCGAAATTAAAGTACAAGTCGCTGCAGATACAGATACTGCCTTAAAAGCGCTAGAAACAGAAGATTTATCTATAGTGGGTCAAACTAAAAAAGAAGCTCAAGAAACTAGAAGCAAAGTTTCTAAGTTTAGAAAGCAGCTTGGTTTTGAAACTGGTGGTGAGTTTTATAATAGAGTTTTACAGTCTGCTAAAAAAAGCTTGTTGCTAGCTTATAATAAAACAAAAAACATAACAGATAAGTCAGAGCGAGCTGTAGCTATACGTGAACTTATACGTAAAGAGTATTTTACTAAAGGTCTTACCAGTGATTTATTCAAGCCGTTAAAGAATTTTTTAGGAACAGCACAATACCTCAACAATTTAGTAGAATATAAAGAGGCTTTTATTAACGCTATGTCTACAGCTGATCTTGTTCAAATGGAACGTAAAGTCGCTGAGCACGAAAGAGTGTTTACTATATTTGACAAAAAGCTTACTAAAATAGAAGAAGTACAAGACGCTGTAAATAGAGACTTACTGCCTCCTGATGCAATTAACGCTATAAAAAAAGGTCAAGCAGTAAACCTTTACAAAAAGCGTATGCCTACAGACTCTGAAATCGTAGCGTTTGCAAATCAACCCGCCATTAATCCTGTAACAGGTCAAAGATCTGGTTTAAAAGGTACTAGAAAAGATGGTTTTGCTAAAGCTATGGCTAACAGCTTGTTGCTTGATGCTGTTATGCAGGTTAGGCAAAGCGCTGAAGTTGTTGAAGCCTTACAAGACGATGCTGTTGCGCTAGGTGATGAAGCTACACTAGCAGGTAAAATAGGTAGAGAGGTTGATGTTAAGTTTAGTAGAGAGGCTAAAGAAATTGTTGAAGCTACTAAACCCATAACTAAAACTATGGGTGCTAATCAAATACGAAAAGCAGGTATTGCCATTGACGAAATAGTAAGAACTATAGAAAAAGAAGGCGTAGACAACTCTGTTGTAAGCATGTTTGAAGATATTAAGTCTTTAATACAACAAGGATTATCTGTTCAAGAAGTTGCTGAAATAGCTTGGAATCGTAACGGTTATTTATTTGAAGATGCTTCTAAATATGGTGTTGAAGGCAGCTTATTAACAGGCGTTTTTGACAAAAAACACTTAGCTCAAATACTAGCTAATGCTAAATCAATAACTGAAGCTCAAATAAAACAAATAGGATTTATCGATTCTGTTAATTTCTTACAAAAACTAAAAAGCCCTAATGCTGTAATCGACTGGCTAAAAACATATAGTAAATCACTTAGAACAGCTAAAGTTATATACAACGGACAAACTATTACTACTAACGAACAAGTTCACGACTTGTTAATAGCTCCTTTAGGTATAGAAGGCTTTAGCGTTAGAAAAACAGGAAGAGGTAACACTAAAATAGTTTACAACGGTAAAGATATAAATACTTACAAGAAGATAATTGAAATAAAACAAGATGCTAGAGGATCTTATAACACTATATCTCAAGAAGCTAAATCTGCCATAAAAGCAGTTGTTGATATTGTTAAGTCAGATAAAAGCAAAGAAATTAAAAAGTCTTTAATTAAACTTATGGGCGTTGACCAGGTTGGCACATTAAGAAAAATGGCAAAGCCTGGTATAATGTTTTGGAATTTTAAAGGTGAAACAATATTAGATCACAGGCCTACTATAAACGACATTACTAAAAAAATATACGAAACTATAAATAATCCTACAAGCCAAGCCGTGCAAGAGCTTGAGAGTTATTTAAACAATACTTACGTAAATTTAATACCTAAATCTTTAGACACTGAAATTACAAAAGCAGGCTTTAAGAATAAAGGTGGTATGGAGATTATGTCTAATTTTACGCTTAAAAACTTAATAGCTGATGAAATTTATGACAACTTAAGTAACACAAGTGTTAATTTTACAAAAGAAAATAATAGTATACAAAAGTCTTTTCAGTTTGCAAGGTCTGCTAAAAAACCAACTAAAGGAATTAGTATTTTAGATTTTGATGATACGTTAGCTACAAGCAAGTCACTAGTAAAATTTACAAAGCCAGACGGTACAGAAGGTACTTTAACACCAGAGCAATACGCTGCAACTTATGAAGACTTAACAGACTTAGGTTATAAATTTGATTTCTCTGAGTTTAGCAAAGTTGTTGATGGTAAACCTGCGCCTTTGTTGAACAAAGCTAAAAAGTTAGCTGGTAAGTTTGGTACAGATAACATGTTTGTATTAACTGCTAGGCCTGCTGACTCAGCTCCTGCTATAAAAGCTTTTTTAGATCAAAACGGTTTGAATATACCTTTAAAAAATATAACTGGTTTAGGTAACTCAACAGCTGAAGCTAAAGCTTTGTGGGTTGCTGGTAAGGCTGCTGACGGTTATAATGACTTTTATTTTGCAGATGACGCGCTTAAAAATGTGCAAGCTGTAAAAAATATGCTAGATCAGTTTGACGTTAAATCAAAAGTTCAGCAAGCTAAAGTTAATTTTAGTAGAACAATGAACGACGAGTTTAATCAAATGCTTGAGCGTACTAAAGGCGTGCCGTTTGATGAGAGTTTTTCAAGAGCTAGAGCTTTAAAGCTTGGTAAAAATAAAGGTAAATTTCAAATATTTGTACCTCCTGCAGCTGATGATTTTGAAGGACTACTATATTACTTTGTAGGTAAAGGTGAGCAAGGAAATAAAGACTTAGAGTTTTTTAAGCAATCTGTAATAGATCCGTTTTCAAGAGCTTACACAGAGCTTGATCAGTCAAGGCAAACAATAATAAATGATTGGGATAGATTAAGAAAAAATCATAAAGAAGTAACTAAAAAGCTAGGTGACATGATGCCTGCTAGTGAGTTTACTTTTGACAATGCTATTAGAGTTTATTTATACAATAAAGCTGGTCATACTGTGCCTGGTTTGTCAGAGCAAGAGGTTAGCAATATGGTTGAAAGAGTTGAGACAGATAAAGCGCTTTTAGCATTTGCAGAAAACTTACAGTCTATATTACAGCTAGATGATGTTTATGTAAAGCCAAACGAGTACTGGATAGCTGGATCTACCTCTGCTGACGTACATGAGGTTTCAGAAAGAATACGTAGGGCTGAGTTTTTAGGCGAGTGGATTGAAAATAAAAACGAAATATTCAACGAGGCTAACTTAAATAAAATAGAGGCCACTTATGGTAGTAAATTTAGATCTGCGCTTGAAGATGTGTTATACCGTATGGAAACTGGTAGAACAAGATCTGAGGGCAGTAAAGACGCTATAGCTAGTAAATGGATGCGTTGGCTAAACAACTCTGTTGGAGCTATAATGTTTATTAACACTAAATCTGCTTTACTACAGACTATATCGATGGTAAACTACGTTAACTACGTAGATAATAATCCTCTTCAAGCGGCTAGAGCTTTTGCTAATCAAAAACAATATTGGTCTGACTTTAGCATGATATTTAATTCTGACTTTTTAAAGCAAAGACGTAAAGGTTTAAAGACAGATGTACAGACCGCTGAGATAGCCTCCGCTGTCGCTAACGCTACTAATAAAGCACAAGCTGCTGTAGCATATCTACTTAAAAAAGGATTTTTACCAACACAAATGGCTGATAGCTTTGCTATCGCCGCGGGCGGTGCCACGTTCTATAGAAACAGAATAAAAACCTACTTAAACGAAGGATTAAGTCAAAAAGAAGCAGAAGAAAAAGCATTTAATGATTTTAGAAACTCTACAGAAGAATCACAACAGTCTGCAAGACCAGATCGTATATCTCAACAGCAAGTTTCTAACGCTGGTCGTTTGCTTTTAAACTTCCAAAACTATCCAATGCAACAAGCTAGATTATTTAAAAAAGCTATTCTTGGATTATCTAGAGGCACTGGTGATAAAAAACAACATTTATCTCGTATTGCTTTTTATGGGTTTGCTCAAAACATTATATTCTTAAGCTTACAAAACGCTTTATTTGCAATGCTTTTTGATAGTGATGATGAAGAGAAAAAGCAAGAGCTTCTTGATACTAAAACAAGTCGTATATTAAATGGTATGGTTGATACTATGCTAAGAGGTTCTGGTATCGCGGGAGGTGTTATTGCTACTGCTAAAAACACTATACTAAGAGCTATACAAGAGCTTGACAAGAAAGGTAGAGCTAATGAGGCGAACGTAATATTAGAAGCTACAAATCTATCGCCAGCTATAGGATCTAAACTTAGAAAAATAAACAAAGGTTTTAGAACTTATAAGTATAATAAAGACGCTATTAATGAAATGAGTAAGCTCAACATTAATAACCCACTATGGACAACTGCTGCGCCTGTAATAGAAGGCGTTACTAACGCTCCAACCGATAGAGCTATTAGACTAATAAATCAAGTTAGAGAAGGATTTAATACTGATAACACTGTTGCTCAAAGAATGTCTTTGTTGTTAGGATTTAGTCCTTACGAAATAGGCGTTGATCCAAACAAAGAAGTAAAAGAAGCTAAAAAAAGAGGTCAAGAAAAAGGTAAAGCAAAGAAAAAACAATGTAGAGCTTTTACTGCCTCAGGAAAACCTTGTTCAAACATGACAACTAACGAGTCTGGCCTTTGTTATGCTCACGAGTAAACGTGTAATATTTATTACTATGAAATATATATTTTTAATATTAGTTTTTTTAACATCTTGTGTTGCACCTAAAAAATGTTGCTCACAGATTAAAAAAGCGTTTAAATTTTCAACTTTTTACGTTGCGGCAAACGGCGGTACATCTTTGTCTGACGAAGATATTTATTCTGTTGATGGTAGCAAGTTAGTATATGATACTATATTTACTCCTTATGATTATTCACTAACAATGGGTATACGTAAAATTAAAAGATTTAACTACGAAGGATCAACGCCGTTTAAAGATGGTACAGAAACATCGTTTTCAGACGCAGCTAACGTAGGGTTATCTCCTTTTGAGTTTTTGTTTGAAGTAGATTATAAAAGACAAGAGGGTGTAGAGTATTTTGATCAACAACACTTTCTAAGATATGTTAAGCCAGTATGGCTTGCTAAAGTAGAATATATTAAAGATGGTTTTGCAGACATTGAATATTTTGAAAGCACACAAAGACTGCGATTACTTGGTAACAAAAAGTTATCATTTAATCTAGGCGCGGTTCAAAGGCTTGCAGAGCCTTATGGTTACGATCCGCTTGAAGAGTGGTCGTTTGAAAATAATAGAATACATTATACATGTTTAGCTATTGAAGAAGGATATAGCGTAGATGTGTATGAATCAGAATACAGAGATCCTGACGGAAACATTGTGGCTACTAGTTCAGAGATATGGAACGAAGTAGTAATGCCTAACATGTTAAAAAATTATGTAGAAAAGAAAAGAAACGAGCTTGACAATCAGTGGCAATACTCATTAGTTGTTGGCTTTGACTTTTACCATTATACCAAAGACTTTTGGCTTCACAGCTGGGGTAATTTAATGCCTTATCACTATGATGACGGCGGACAATTCTCATACCATAACTTTAATGATGGCGAGCAATGGTACGACTACTCTGGTGGTCTTATATTTGGCTATAAGCTAAATAAAAACTTAGGTTGCTTTATTGAAGGTAAGTATAACAAATATTGGAATCGCGAGTGGTATGATTTCAAAGCAGGTATAAACTACATTATATTTTAAAATGGCAACTGAAATAGGTAAAGACACAAAAGTAAAATTAAGCTTAGAAACTATTATATCTCTAGGCGTTGTATTAGTAGCAGGCACTGGCATGTGGTTTTCTTTGCAAGCTGAAATTGCAGAAGCAAAAGAGCTACCAATAGCTCCAGATCCTGAAGTAACTCGTATGGAGTTTGATATGAAAGATCAAATGATACGTAATACTATTATGACAACACAAGAAGACGTTAAAGAGTTAAAAGAAACTGTTAGGCGTATAGAAGATAAATTAGACAGACGATGAAAAAACTGTGTATAGCAAATTACTTGTACGTGCTAATTATGATATTAGTGTTTACAGTATCAACAGCTTTTGGCCAAGTAAAAGTAATACATTTTAACGCAGGTTGGAACGAAGCTAATGACGTTGAGTGGTTTGATAAATTATCAGACGCTGGTAAAAAAAGTTTAAGTATAGACGATACAGAAATACAAAAGAAATATGCTATTGCTATTGTACCTACTATCATTGTGTTTGACGAAGGCGAAGAAGTAAAACGTTTTCAAGCAGACCTTAGTTTTAAAATGGTTGCTACTAGAGAAGAAATACAAGAGTATATTGACGAATTAATTATAAGTAAATTTTAATGAAAAAAATAGCTTACATATACATATTTTTATTTTTTGCAATGTTAATATCTTGCATTGCAAACGCTCAGTGTCCTAATGGCACATACGTAGATATAATTATTAACCCTGATCAATATCCGCAAGAAACTTCTTGGGCTATTATTACAGATTTAGAAGATACTATTGCTTCTGGTGGACCTTATGTTGATATAGTAGATTACGAACCACAGTTAACACAAGTGTGTATACCTAACGGTGATTACATATTTAATATAGCTGATCAATATGGAGATGGTATTGCTGGTAGTTTGTGGGGTGGTCAAGACGGATCGTATTACGTAGTACACTGTGGTGACACTTTAGTGCAAGCAGATTCTGCTGACTTTGGATTTGCTGCTTTCCATGGCTTTACATTAGAAGATTGTGCGCCACCACCACCTGTGTTTGGGTGTATGGACGATAACTTTGTAGAGTTTTTGCCGCAAGCAACTGTAGATACAGGTATGTGTTTTACAGAAAAAGTATTTGGCTGTACAGATGTAGAAGCATTTAACTACGACAGTGTAGCTAACACAGATATACTGGTCGATAGTTGTACCCACACACTAAGACTTACAGATTTAGCTGGTAACGGTTGGGCTGGATCATACCTGCAAGTGTTTCAAGGTAATAACTTTTTAGGTGTATTTACGCTTGAAGATGGCTTTGACACAACATTTACTTTTGATTTAAGTATATCAGAACCTGTTGGCGTTAAATTTAATATAACACAGCAATCAGACTTTACAGCTGTACAATGTGGTTACAGCTTATATTCTGAAGAAAACGTAGCTATAGAGATAGAAGGCGGTTTTGTAAATCCAATACCACCATTTGTTATTTTGTATGGCGAACCTGGCTGTGGTGATAATTGTATAGAAAAAACATACGGCTGTATAGATGAAGCAGCTTTAAATTATAATGATAGTGTTAACACAGACGACGGAAGTTGCTACTATGTTGCTGGGTGTACGAATCCAAATTACATCGAGTATAATCAAGACGCTGACTTTGACGACGGTTCTTGTGAAACACTAATCGTTTTAGGCTGTATGGATTCTACGGCCTTTAATTATAATCCTGAAGCTAATGTAGAGCTTGAAGGATCTTGCATTGAAGTTGTACTAGGTTGCATGGACGACGATGCTTTTAACTATAACCCTAATGCAAATGTAGAAGATGGTAGTTGTATACCTGTAGTGTTTGGCTGCATCGATCCCACAGCTTTTAACTATTGTGACACATGCAATACTGATAATGGAAGCTGTATACCTACTATTAACGGCTGTACTGATACTACGGCAATAAACTATAACGCGCTTGCAAACACTGATAATGGCTCTTGTATTTATCCACTGCCTGGTTGTACTGATCCAACCGCTGTTAATTATAACGCGGAGGCAAACATCGCCGATAGCTCGTGTTATTACTCTGCTGGTTGTGCTAGTGGTGACATATATTATACACCTAACGCTTGTTTTGAGTGGGTGATAGAAGTAGATCCATATTGCTGTGATGATCAATGGGATTACGCTTGCGACGACTTATACGTGTACTGTCAAGATGGTTGGACAGGGCCAGTGAGCGTTACAGAGAGAACAAACAATTTAATTATATATCCTAATCCAGCAAGTGATTATATATACATAAGTAAAAAAGTTGACCTTAAAGTGTTTAACATTGCAGGCAAGCTTATTATATCTGAAGATCAAACAAATGCGCTAGATGTATCTAAAATAAAAACTGGCGTGTACAATATAATCATACAGCATAATAATAAAATAATAAATAAAAAAATTATAAAACAATAAAAAAATGGCAACATTAACACCAACATTAACTTTATCAAGTACTAACGCTACTTCAGATGCTATATCTGTTTCTGTTACAGACTCATTAACTATTGGCGAGCCTACTACAGGGCTTTCAAGACAGTCGATAGCTACTGGATCTGCTCAATCTGTATTAGCTAGTAACAGTGCTTTTTCTTATTTATTTATAAAAAACGCGTCGTCTTCTAATGCGGCTGCTTTTTTACAAATAAAACTTGGAGGTAGCGCGGTTATAAGATTAGATGTAGAAGAGTTTGCTTTTGTACCAATGTATAGTGGCTTAACCGTTGAAGCAGAAGCTTATACGGCAGCTTGTATACTTGAGTTTGCTCAGTTCTCTAAGGCATAATGAAGTTAGAAGTATTAAGATTTAGCTCGCAAATAGACTCTACTTCTGGTCTTTTATTTGAAATAACTGACGTAGGAAGAAAGTTCTTATGCTACACTCTGGAAGATGAACGTAGAGTTTTAAAAGTAAAAGGCGAAACTAGAGTGCCAGCTGGAACTTATAAAATAGAGTTAAGAAAAGAAGGAGGTTTCCATGCGCGTTATGATAAAAAATATCCTGGTATACACCGTGGTATGTTACATATCATTGATGTTCCTAACTTTGAGTATATTCTTATTCATACTGGAAATACTGACGAACACACTGCTGGCTGCCTCATTGTTGGTGACGCGCAGGAAAATAATCTCTTACTGCCAGATGGCTTTGTTGGTAAAAGTGTTAACGCTTACAAAAGGATTTATCCGAGCATTGCGAAGGCTATAGCGCAAGGAGAAGAAGTAACAATAACATATATAGACTACGACTAATGGGTAATTTAACATTAAATATAACAGAAAACATAGATGTTTCTACAGGTGGTTTTCAATACAACTACACCACTACTGGTAATGATTTTAATTTAACAATAGCTAACGTAGATGCTTACAATGCTCAAACAGTAAATGTAACTACTGCGTTTACTCAAATAGCTAAATTTTCATCAGGCGCCACTCAAGCTATGGGCACTTATGATTCTGTTAAGTTTAAATATATGAGATTTAGAAATACTCATGCTAGCGCTACGTTAACTTTACAGCTTAGTGACTCGACAGCTAATAAGCAAGTAAATTATAAAATAGCGGCAGGTGAAGCTATGTATTTCACAAGTTTAGTTTTCGACTGTAACTCAGCTACTGACGCGCCTGCAGCCGAAGTAACTCAAGGAACTCAAAACGTAACTGGGCTAGCGGCAACAGCTGATGAAGTTCAAATAAAGTCGTCATCTGGTACTGTTAGTGTAGATACACTAATAGCGTACGACTTATAATGGCAATAAAAACACCCAAAGGATATAGAGTATTAGGTAGAATACCAACCGAAAGCTTAGATTTATATATTAAATCTTTTACTGCAGGTAGTGGTGAAACTATATTAGTTGGTAAGTCAGACACTCTTGACTTAACAATAACAAGAGGTACAAGAACATCTGACGGCGCTGGTAACGCTTTACAAATACAAGGTGGGCAAGCTACAGGAACTAATCAAGTCGGCGGTCATGTTAATATATACACTGGTTATCCTACTGGTAATGCCGCTGCTGGAGACTTTAGAGTTTTTGGCGCTTTAGTAAACGGATCTAGCGGCACATCTGTTAATCCTTCAAACTCAACAATGTTTTCTGTTTCTGGTGATACTGGAGATGCTACTTTTGCTAATGATATAACAATAGGTGGAGATAGAATTTCTAACCAAGGGTCTGACAACGACTTATCTATAGTAAGCGAGGGAAATATATACTTTCAAATAGATTATGACGCAGACGAAGCTAGTAAGTTTTCTTTTGCCAAACATGGCTCAAGCCCAGGATATGCTGAGGTCGCTAGTATAGACGAAAGTGGTAACCTACAAATAGACGGTAGCTTAACTATTGGATCAACAGAAGTTATAAATAGCTCTGCTCAAGTTTCAGCGTCATCTATACCTACATTAAATCAAAACACAACAGGATCAGCGGCAACACTAACAAATTCTAGAGATTTAAAAGTAGATTTAACTTCTACTAGCGCTCAAGGGTTTAATGGTGGATCTAATGCTACAAGCATTGGAGTTGATGGAACTTTGCCGGTAGCTAATGGAGGAACAGGAGTTACTAGTCTAGGCAGTTTATATGCTTATCAATATTTAAATTGGGAAGTTAATACTAATAGTTTTACTGGCACAAACTATGAACTACCTGCAGCTAATGGAGGTTTTGGTTCTGATAGCTTTACTATAAATAGTGGTTTAGCTAGAGACACAGCTATTGACGGTAGTGTTACTATGTCATTAGCTAGCAACTCGCAGCAACAAGGTTGGTTTGTGCCACATGCCTGTAAATTAGTTGCTGTTAGTGGATCATTTAGAAATAATGGCGGTGAATCAAACCCAAGAGATGTGGCTATATTTGTAGGTACGCCTGATATAGGAACAAGTAATTCTTCAACATACACTCAAAGACTTTTTGCTGCTGGTGATGATAACGGAGGTTCTTCTAATAGTAAAATATATAAAGTTAATACTGTTCTTGGAACTCCTTTTAGTTTATCTGCAGGAGATATTATTATGCCAGCTGTGTGTAATAGTACAGGTAGCTCAACTGTTTCTATGCAAGGAAACTTTAATATAATAATTGCAACACCAATATTTACTATTTAATTATGGCAAGAGTAGACACAATACAATTATCAGGTACAAATTATCAAAAAGTTGGTAGATTAAATATATTAAACGTAATAGTTGCTAATACTTTTACAGCAGATATTACTTTTGATTTAATTATTGGTGATAAAACATTAAGTGAAACTAGCTCGTCAACTAATGCAGTTTTTGTTTTAAAAGATGTTCCTATACCAACGGGAGGAAGTTTAGTGTGGGACGACGATGGACTGTTGACCGATGTTTTCTCTTCTGGTTCTAAAATAAATGAATTTAATGAAAGCACAAAAACTTTTACTGAGCTAAAAGATAAAGTGTTTTTAATTAGAATAAACACAAGCGCTGGAACACCTACCGCTAGCGTTCTTATGAAAAGAAAATAAAAAAAGGAGAGCCGAAGCTCTCCTGTAGTTACGCTGCAACAGCATTTTTTTGTTCTTGAACAGTGACTCTAACTTTTTGAGCCAGATCTTTTATGATCTGCATGTTCTTACGAACTCTTGTTCCAGCTGACATATTGCCAGCTTCAAACTTCTCTAAGTCAGTCATACCTTGTTCTAAAGTATCAGCCATATTCTGATACAACTTTTCTAATTCAGTCATAGTAAATAAAATTTAATTAAACAACTTCACAGCTACCACCAGCGCAAGCAAGCTCGCCTGATAGATCTGTGTTATCATCAGTTTCAATAACTTTAGTTAGATCAACTTCAGATAATACTTTGGACATTTTATTAAACTCAGCTTCGCTAATGTCCTCAAACGGAGCTTGAGTATATGTACCGCCATTATAAGGTAGTACAGACAAGCCATTATAATGATCTCTGTTTTGCCACATCCACTCACCAGCAGCTTCCCACTCGTTATCTTTCAACGATATTGTTGCAGACACATTATGTGTATTACTACCAACTCTGTGACCTGGTTTAACCCACTCAGTAGCCACGCGCTTAACACGTTCAAGCGTATCAAACGGTGATTCAGTTCTAAGTATGGAGTTATCAGGTGCTTTTTGTGGTACAGATATAACAGCTGTATCATGAGGCCTGAAATACTCATCTTCAATTAACTCAGGGTGATTAATATTAAGATATGTATATATAGCCTCGTTTTTTCCTACGCGCATCCTACGGACATAATAATCATTATGCCATGCATGAATACCAGATGATGTTCCTAGCACCAGAGAAGTCGTCCCTGCAGGCTTTACGGTTGTACATCTAGCGCTTTTGTTTATGCCTAACAGCTTTGCTACTCTCGTGTTCTCTCTTTTTACGATACTTGCAGCTGCCTTCATATCCAGCTGGAGCACAGCGGCACTCCCTATTCCTGTCATTGACACACCGATAAGCGCGTCTTTTTCTGTTGTTTCTTTCCATATTTCTCTTAAATAATGAAAGTCAGTATAACTAGCTTGCAGTGTACCTATAAATGCTGCGGCTTTAACTCTAGCATTTAAATCATCTTGATCTTCAAGATCAGATACGTTTACCTCACACAAATTACAAAACTGAAAAGGACGCAGTGCTATTTCACAGCATGGGTTTGTGCCCCAGTCTTTATCATTATTTAGATATATACCAGGTTCGCCTGCACCAGAAAGCTCAACACGTTTCCACAGATCCATAAAAAAGTCTTTAGTTATTTTATGTCTCATGAGTACAGCAGAGTTGTTAGCACGGCCACGCTGTGGATCTGTTTCCCACCAATTACCTGATTTACAACTTATCATTTCATCGTCCGAAGCACTAAACAAAGCTATAAGCGCAGCACGTCTTATACCGCCAGCAAGTACAGCGTCAGCAATATGGCAGATAATGTCATGAGTCTCGAGACTACTGAGAGTCGATCCGTCTTCTTTCGCATTTAGTATACCTTCAATTTTAATTAAACACTCTTTTAATGGTTGTGGGCCAGGTGCTTTACCGCCAGATGTTACAAGTCTCGCACCTTTAGGTCTTATATCTGTATAATCAAAGTTTATCTTTGACGTACGCTTATCACCTAAATAAGACTTCATTAATACTTTAACAGCGTCAGACCAACCTTCAATACTGTCACCAATAACAAAACGTCTACTACGTTTGTCAAACGGTTTGATTATAGCTGGTAACTTTTTAATATGATGTTTTTGTACTGAGTAGCCTACGCCACAACCAGATAAAAGCAAGAACATTACTTCGTTAAAAGCATCAACACTATCAGCAGGCAAATAGCTACAGTTATATAAGCGATTAGGTGATATTTCAATGGGCTTGCCTGCGAACTGTAATGATCGCATGCTTGGCAAAACTTTTTTATTATATACAAACTTATATGCTTCATCTATTTGGTCTATTAGGTTAGGGTATTTCTTTTTATGCATTGCTACATTACGATCTACAAGCTCTTCCCAAGTTTCACGGCGATTAAGCTCTGGAATATACTTGGCGTACTTCATGTGGACCGTAATGTCTGATAGTATGTTATTCATTAGTTATTATTTATATATTGTTAAACAAATGTCTAAGAAACCTAGGTATAATACGTGATTGTCTCTTAGCTCTTCTCTATATGTTCTCACGCCAAACAATATGCCCGGAAAAGTTCCGAAGCTCAACTCCCAATCATTGTTCATTTTGAATAAGTTTAATTGTTTCGTCGCAGTCTTTTTGATTTTGAGGTTTATATAAAGTTACATGCGGTAAATTTTCTTTTACGTACTTTTTAAACATTTTCCATCGCATTGGAAAACTTTCGTTTGCTCGGCCTTTACATTCAATAATAAAGTTTTTGCCAACAAAGTCAGGTGTATATTTAACTGGTAGTATTTTTTTATTACCTCTGTTTTTATATTCGCCTTTACCATTGCTTTGTTTTTCGTAAGCAGCTTGAGTAAATTCAAAGCCTTCTTGTACTACATAAGTTTCACCTTCGTAAACAGCTTTGATCTTTGCTTTTTTCAGAGCCAGATACATATATCGTTCTAGCCCTGAAGCAAAGTTAATACCGTCTTGTCTTACGCGCTTAGCTCTGACTGGACCTCTTTTTTTAGATCTTTTTCTCATCAGCAAGTTCTTCGCGTGCAGTCTGTATGTACAGGATAGCATCCATTAATTCCTCTTGTATATCGTTTAGATATGCAGCTAAATCTTTTACGCCAGAAGTTCTTTCACTGTGTAATGTTTGGCCATACTTTTGATAGCCAATATTAGATCTTTCAACAAACTTATCAACTACATTTTTAACAACTTCATCACGGAAGCCATAAGACTTTCTTACAGCAATACCATTTTTTCCGTCCATAATCTCTCTATCGCTCATTATAATGTTTTTCTTGATTTCATTCTACCCCAGCTTGTCATTGGCTCTTCTTTAACAAATGTACCGTTAATCATTTTACCTTTACGCTTTGCAATAACATTATAAGCTGATTGTATACACTCTTCGATAGGCACGCCAATAAGTTCAGCTAGATTAGTTAATACAACTACAGCATCGCCTATACCATCAACTATTTCATCGTGATCTTCTTTTAGTATAGCTCTACCGATCTCGCCAGTCTCTTCCATTAACTTAATGTATTGAGTTTTAGGATCGCCTTTATCGTACAAGCCACGCTCATCAGCCCACATTCTAATACACTCAAATATTTCTTCACCACAATCATCACAAGCTGTAGTACAGTCTTTTGACTTAGGAAACAGCTTAGCATTTATTTTATCTAGCTCATCTGCACCAGCTAACTTTATTGTTTGTTTATGTGGATCATTATTATCAAACCATCTAGCAAAAGCTTTATTGTATACATAGCATCTGCCAGCTGTATATTGTGATGGTTTAACATTATTTAAAATCCATTTTATTGATGACTCTGTTATCATAACATCACCATAGTTTGTTTTCCAAGACTTACCTATGTTATCCATAAGCTGTCCTTTTAGTTTATTGACTGGACATGGGAACGTCGAAGTCATATCGGTTACGTTTACATTCATATTGTTTAATTCTATAAAATTGTTATTAAATATTTCTTTATAAAGTTGTTCGTCAACTTTATAGCCATAGCGCTCTTGCAAATACAGCTCACGCTTAGAGATATAATCTATATCGTCAGACATTTCAAGTATCTCGTATTCATCAGGTTCGTAGCCCTGTTGCTCTTCAACTCTGTTTTTAACATTGTTAGTTACACCGATTTTAACACCGGGTATATGGTATATACAATACGTCATAAGTGGTAGTTTCTAGTTGTGTCTTCTGGTAATTTATCATTATACAAATGCAAGTTATGCGCAAAATGATAATACGTACCAACTGGCAAATTAAGCTGATAGGCAACATACATTTGTAAGCTTGAAAACTGATACTGATCGTTACAGAAACCATACCAGAGATCATTAGAACGCATTACAACAGACATATTAAGCTTATTGTTTAACACTGTAAACTGTACAGCATAAGTGCAAGGAGTGTCGTAGGTATAATCGCTTATCTCTTTACCATCGTAAATAGATATTGCTGCTTGTCTAGTTTCAGGATTATCCTTTAACATTTGTATAACAATATCTAGTTGACTTGTTCTTTCCCACTGCCAACCATAGTTAGAGTTAACGTTACCATCATCATCAGCCATACGTTTCCATATAGCTGGAACTTTACCGTACAACTCACCAAGCTTAGCTATGTTACGATCACCAGATAAATACCATTGCCATTCAGCTTCAGCATACTCTTGTGACCAGTTACGCTTGATGCGGCTGTTATGTATAGCGTTGTGAGCAGGAAACTGCAGTTCAAAGCCTACGTTAAACAAAGCTTTAGTGCCTGCAAAGTCTACGCCATCACGAACTATACGCCAGTACAACGTATGAAAAGCATTTGATGCCGTGTCAAAACTATGCATATATATCTCCTTTAATGTTATACCAAGATGATAAACCAAGAGTACTAGATCGTTTAGTTAGTATTTTAACTGAACCATTACGATTCATTGCTATTGTTTTATAATCAAGGTGTTTTATTGTATTTGTCATAATAGTATTTATAATATTCGTACTTTTTATCGTGAACATTTGCTACTGTATAAACAGCAGGATCAACGTGTACATTGTTATTAATTTTAATTTCTATCTTCCAGTACTCATAAGATTTACTCCAATCAGGCACAACACAGACAGCAATGCTATTATCTAAACACCATTGTATCATTTTACTATAACCTTCTGGAATATTACTAGGGCCTGGGCTACGGCTAACTTTTTTCTTAGCCATTATTCCCAAGGCATTGGCTCAGCTTCAGCGTCGACAACGTCATGAGGTACAAAGCAGCCAGAGCGTGGCTCCCACGTAAAGAAAGACTCGGCGCCGTTTTCACCAAGGTTTTGAAACTTAACTTTAAGTACTTTAACTTTAGTTGTTTTAGCTTCATAATCTCTGTGAACTAATAAGCCGTGA